ATGGGAGACGCCAAGACCAGCGTCCGCTACCAGAGCAACATCATGGAACGCGAGGCCCGCTGCCTCGAACTGTTCCTGGCCGGCGCGAAGTACGTGCACATCGCCAAAGAGGTCGGATTCCGCGAACCCCAATCAGCGAAGAAGGCCGTCGAACGCGCGATCGCCCGACGCCGCCAGGAACGCAACGAGCTCGCCGACGAAGCCGCCACCGTCATGCTCGACCAGCTCGACATGCTGTACCGCGCGCACATCACGACCGCGCTCGACCGGAAGAACCCCGACCAGTACAAGGCCACCGAGCAGGTGCTGCGCGTCCTCGACCGGAAGGCGAAGCTGCAGGGACTCAATGCGCCGGTCCAGGTGGAGGCCACCGTGCGGGTGAAAGACGAACTGGACGACGAGATCGCCACGCTCGTACGGAAGTTGAAGGAGCAGGGCGACCCGGCGCTCCTGCCGGACACCCCGGTTCTCGATTCGATCATCGACGCGCAGGTCGTCGAGGTCCCGGCCGACGAAGGGGTCGAGGCGTGAACCCCGAGACCGCGGTCCTCGACGCGATCGACGCACTTGTCGATGAGCAGCTCGCCCAGGAGGCGTCCGGATACGACTACAACATCAACCAGCCCTGGTGCCCGCACCCCGGTTGTCCAGCTGAGTGGCATGGCCTACCAACACTCCGGTGCCCGGGATCGGCTGTCGCGGGACCGATGAAGCCACCACCCTGGCCTGTCAAACCGAAGTCACAGGCGCGAATGGCGATCATCGACGCCGACGGCAACCGGACCCCGATCCGCAGCGCGCTCGTCGACTTCCAGATGACTCCCGACCCAGCGGTTGAGCAGTTCCGCGAGGCGTGGGACGGATTCCGCACCACCGTTGTCGAGGGCTTCCGCACGCTCGAGGTGTCGTTCCAGGGGGTGTCGGCGGACCTCCGGAGAATCCTCGAGGGCAGCTTCGCCGAGGGTGGCGAAGTGGTCGAGCAGACTCCGCAACAGCGCGCCCTGCCACGGCCGTCGCATACACCGCCGATGTGGGCGGCCCGCGCCGACGGACGGAGACGCCGATGACCGCCCGCGTCGTCAACCGGGTGACGCGGCTCCGAGAACCGTCCCGACTCCGTCACGACGTCCGAATGTGTGGCGGCCTCGTACCGTTCGTGTCCGCCCTGCTGCAGACCTACGGTCCGCTGGCCTTCTTCGTCTTCGAGTACGGGTACGGCGACTACGACCTCGACCGGTGGCGCATCCCGGACGATCCGTTTGACGCGTCCACGTGGACTGACCCCGAGACACGCGACGACTCAACCGCGGCCTGGACGCTCGACGCCTACACCGAGCCACGCCGATGAGCACCGCAGACCTCTGGTGGTGGGACGTCCTCGGCGCACTCGCCCTGTCCGTGCCGCTCTACTGGGCGTCCAGCCGCGCCGGCCACCGGTGGGCGCGCTGGCGCGACCTCATCCGGCAGGAACGCGCGATCGACCGCGCCGAATCCGAAGGGCCACCCGTGCACGGCATGTCGATCGACGAGTTCATCGCGAAGCGCCGCGAGATCGTCGCTCGTCAGCGAGAGCGGCAGAACGAGGCCGCGATCCGCGCCGGCCAAGGTGTCGTGTCCCTCGACGTGCCACCACCTCCAGTGTTCCCGCCCCCGGCCCCCGCAGCGTCGGGCGGCGTCGGCGTACCCGACCTCCCCGCCGCGTCGATGTTGCCGCTGATCATCCACCCCGACTACCAGGGCGACCTCGAAGACCTCATCCGGACACAGGGATTCCGCAGGATCGAGGACCTCGGCGAAGACGAGACGGTATGCGGATGACCACACCCGACGAGACCGGCGTCGCGCCGTCCGCGCTCACCGGCATGACCCGCGCCGCCCGCCTCGAACTGAAACGCCGCCTCGCCGCGAGATGCGCCGAACTCGGCATCGTCCTCGGTGACACGACCAGCCCCGGCCAACTCGCACTGAAACACGACCCCGGCAACTCGGTTCAGCGCCCACACCTCGCACCGATCGACGACGCCCTCATCGGCCTACTCGCCCAACCCAACCGCCGGCAGATGATCTTCACCCCTCCCCAGGTCGGCAAGTCGACGAGAGTGTCCCGTTGGCTGCCGTTCTGGTGGCTCACTATGCGCCCACGCGATCGCATCATCCTCGCCTCGTACGCCATGGGGTTGGCCGTCACCCACGGCTCCGCGACGCGCGACCTCGTCTCGATGTACGGAGCCGAGTACGGCCTACGCCTGAAGGACGCCGAGAACACCAAGGCGGCGTGGGCGGTCCACACAGGCGGCGGCATGCGATCCACCGGCGTCCGCGGCGGCCTGACCGGTCAGCCCATGGACCTGGGCGTGATCGACGACCCACTGTCCGGGCGCGAACAGGCCGAATCCCCGCTCATCCGGGCCGGCGTCTGGGACTGGTACTCGTCGGTGTGGTCGTCCCGCAAGTCGCCCACGTTCCGCGAAGTACTCGTCATGACCCGCTGGCACAAGGACGACCTCGCCGGACGCCTGCTGGACCAGGACGGACGCGTCGAGGAAGGCGGGGAGTGGCACGTCCTGCACCTGCCCGCGCTGGCGTTGGCCGAGGACCGAGAGAAGGGCATCTACCCGGATCCGCTCGGCCGCGCCCCGGGGGATCCGCTCACCCACCCGAAGGTCGACACCGCCGACACCGGGGGACTGCTCGCGCACTGGGCGCGGAAGCGGCGGGAGTCGACGAACCGGGACTGGAATGCGATGTACCAGGGCTTGCCGTTCGACGCCGAGGGCGCGCTGCTGACCGCCGACGACATCCGCACCCACACCGACACGGCGCCAACGGAATGGCGGCGGAACGTGGTCGCGGTCGACCCGTCCGGCGGCGGCCGCGATACCGCAGGCATTGTCGTCGTCGGCCTCGACATGCAGAAGCGTGGTTGGTTCCGCGCCGACTTCACCGCGAACATGTCCTCGTACGAGTGGTCTCGGAAGGCATGCCTCGCCGCCCATGAGTACGAGGCCGGGCACATCGTCGTGGAGAAGAACTTCGGCGGCGACATGGCGAAGACGCTGATCGCGCAGGCGTGGGCGGAACTGCAACGCGAAGGGAAGATCCCACAGAACGCGTTGTGCCCATTGATCGTCGAGGTGACGGCGAAGAAGTCGAAGATCCTGCGCGCCGAGCCGATCGCCCAGGCCATCAAGACCAATCGGCTGTGGTTCGCCGCCGGGGCCGATTTGAAGCAGCTGTCCGACGAGTGGCTGTTGTGGGAACCGGGCACGACGTGGTCACCGGGTGCCTTGGATGCCGGGGTGTACGGGTCGACGGAGGTCCTGCCGGCGTTGCCCCGGGGTGCGGGGGTGGCGAATCCGGCGGCCCGGTCGCGTGGTGATGCGCCGCGGACGGGTGTCGCGGCCCGCCGTATCGCTGGATGAATATAGGAACTGTTGTAACAGTGACCTACGAAAGCTAGTCTGTTCGGGTCACCACAACCGCTCGGAGAGGACCATGATCATGAACGTCACCTGGAAAGACCACCTCCACGCCGCCGCCTGGGCCGTCGCCTGGGTGCTGCTGCTCGCGTACGGCGTCGTCAACACCCCGGGCGCCTGATGAGCGCGGCAGACCAGGCTCGGGACTGGCTCGCCGAGGTTAAGCAGCAGAGCGCCAGCAGCTTCAACCCCGCTGGGTCGTGGGGTCTGAACTCGGCCCTGCGCGCCGGCACGACGCACGTCCGGGCGCTGCTCGCCGCCCTCGACCAGTCTCAGGTGGTCGCCGAGTGGCTGATCGCTGAGACCGAGTACAAGTCGGACGCATACTCGGTGCGGCAGGAAGCCAAGACGCTACGACAGCGCGACGAAGCACGCCATGACATCAAGCGCGCCCGTGCTGCTCTCGATGAGCTCGTGAACCATGGGGATCTCACACCGTCTGGCCGGCGTGTACTCCGCAGCATCATCGGCGGTGAATCGTGAAATGCCTGACCGTGCAACAGCCGTGGGCGTGGGCGATCTTCAACGGGAAGAACATCGAGAACCGCACCCAGATGTGGAACTACCGCGGACTCCTGGCCATCCACGCGGGCAAACAGACGTCGACCGTCGGTCAGCGTGACCGGCGCGTCCGCGACGCCCTCGCCGCCGCTGCCCCGCACTGGCCCCGGCCACTTGATCTCGGTGTAATCCTCGGCGTGGTGGACCTCGTCGACGTCCACTTCGCGGGCGACGACTGCACCAAGACGTGCTCGACGTGGGGCGACGACCGACACCACCATGGCATCTTCGACCCGGTCCGACGCGGCGGCGTCACGCACCTCGTCCTCGAGAACCCTCGCACGCTCACCGAACCGATCCCCGCACGTGGGGCGCTCGGCCTGTGGAACCTCGCCGATGACGTCGAACGCCTGATCCGCCGCGACCTCCGAGGAGACCTCCGATGACCGCCGACATGCCGACACCCTCCCAGATCGTGGACGGGGTCTTGGACGCCATGGTGACTATCTACGACGTTGACGCCGAGCGCATCATCGCTGCCCTGTCCGAGCACTACCACCTGCTGCCCCGGTCGGAGGTGGGTGAGGGCGGAACCTTCGACGCGGGTTGTGGCGCAACGACAGAGGCCACCGACGGCGACGTGCGGCTGAGGCTCGGCAACGGCGTATCCGCTCTGCGATCGCCGGGCAAAACGCGCGAGCTGGCGTCCGCTTTGACGTCTGCTGCTGATGTCGCGGAGGAGCCAAGGTGACCGCCGACGGCATCCTGTCCGCCCTCGGACTCGTCGCCGCCCTCGCCACCGTCCTCCGGATCGCCTGGGTGTGGCAACAACACCGCAACAACCGACCCGAGGAACACAACACCATCACCGGCACAGGAGAAACACCATGACCCGCCAGACCGCGGTCATCGTCGACGTCGACGGCACCCTGTGCGACGTGTCGACCGCCCTGCACCACATCACCACCCCGGACGCCCCGAAGGACTTCGACGCCTTCCACAGGGCCGCCTCCCAGTGCCCGCCCACCGACTGGGTCCTCGAGTGGTGCGAACAGCAACGCGCCGCCGGCCATGTGCTCGTCGTCGTGACCGGCCGCATGTACCGGCACATCATGGACACCACCGAGTGGCTGGTCCGGCACCTGCCCGGACCGTTCATCGGACCCCTGATGCGCGGTGACGACGACGTCCGCCCGGACACCGAGGTCAAGCACGAGATCTACACCCTGCTCACCGATCCCGACTACTACAACCTCGACATCGTCGCCGCGATCGACGACCGGCCCAGCGTCATCCAGCTGTGGCGCTCTCTCGGTATCCCGACGACCGTCGCATGGCGGAAAGACTGGCTCGCGGCCGGCGAGCACTACGACGACGAGGACACTCCGTAGCTCCCGCTACCTCGGGGATGGGGTAGCGGAACCAGAGAACTCGGCCCGCCTGACACACGCGCAGGCGGGCCGAGTGCTGCAACGACACCAGTCCACACGGTTACTCTTATCCGTAACCACGCGAAAGGGTGCACCGGTGACCTTCCTGACAGCCATACTCGCCATCGGACTCATCATCCGACTCACCCGGCTCATCGTCGCCGACACCATCACCCACCCCATCCGCGCCCGCATCGTCGTCTGGCTCGGACCCGACCACCCCATCGCCACCCTCGTCTGCTGCGCCTGGTGCATGTCGGTGTGGGTCGGCGCCGCCATCGCGGCCGCCGGATACTTCGTCGCCGAAGGCCCCTGGTGGCAGTGGGTCGCCCTCGCCGGTACCGCGTCCTGGCTGTCCGGGATCGCTACCCAGATCGATCCCGCCTACCAGGGCAGTGAGGGCAACCAGTGAGACGTCTTCCCGATTCCACCGCCCCCGCGATCGCCGAGGCTGCTGGACGTCCGCGCGGCCTGTTCTCCCGCATCCGTGTCCCGTCCGGCGCCGTCGTCGCCTCGTATCCGGTGCCGGAGACGAAGTCCGGGCGCCGCGGCTCGCGCGGCAAGTCGATCACCGCGTCCGCGCAGGTCCTCACCCAGCGGAAGGTCGATCGCAAGATCAAGCGAGTGCCCCCGCAGCGTTGGCAGTCCGAGGCGTGGCAGCTGCGCCGCGAAACCCCAGAACTCCGCTTCATGGGCGACCGCCAGGCTCGCGCCTGCTCGCAGGTGCGGCTGTTCATCGGCCGCCGCGACAAGCTCGACGAAGAAACCACTCCGGTCGAGGACGGCCCCGCCGCAGAGCTCGCAACCGAGTTGTTCGGCAACGAACCGATGGTCGAGCAGGCATTGCGGAAGTACGGCCAGCACCTCATTTTCAACGGCGAATCACTGATCCTGTTCACCGAGAAGGACGGCGGCATCGAATGGCAGCCGCACTCGGCGTCCGAGATCACCGGCGAGGACCCGAACTTCAAGCTCAACGACGGCATCAAGACCACAAACGTCGATCGAGATACTCAGATCGTCGTGCGGTCATGGACCCCCGACCCAGAACGCTCCGCGCTCCCAGACGCCCCGGTCCTCGCGGTGATGCCCGTCGCCAGGGAGCTGATCGGCCTCACGAAGTACGTGTCCGCGCAGGTCGATTCCCGCCTGGCCGGAGCCGGGCTGCTGCTCCTCCCGCAGGGCATCGAATCGCTGATGACCAACCCCGAGGACCGCGAAAGCGACTACTCGTTCGCCGACGAACTCACCGACTACATGGTGGTGCCGATCCGCGATCGCGACAGCGCGGCGTCGGTCGTGCCGTTCATGGCGATGGTGCCGGCGGAGTTCGTCGACAAGGTCAAGCACCTGACCTTCGACAGCCCCCTCGACCCGCACATGCACGAACGGCGGCAGGAAGCGATCCGCCGTATCGCCCTCGGCATGGACTCCGACCCGTCGGTCCTGCTCGGCATGGCCGACTCGAACCACTGGTCAGCGTGGGCGGTCGACGAGAACGAAGTGAAGCTCGGTGTCGCGCCGATTCTGTCGACCGCGTGCCACGCCCTGACGCAGGTCGTGCAACCGCTCCTCGAGCAGATGGGCGTCGCCGACGCCGATCAGCATGTGGTGTGGTTCGACACCGCCCCGCTCGATATGCGGCCCGACCGGTCGAAGGACGCGAAGGATCTCCACGAGCGGGGCGCCGTGTCCTCCGAGACCGTCCGCCGCGAGACCGGGTTCACCGACCGCGACATGCCGTCCGCCGACGAGCACCGCCGCTTCCTCGCCGAGAAACTCGTCCTCGCGAACCCCGCCTTCGCGCCCGCCCTCGCCGAGCTGATCAACCTCGGCGACATCGACTGGACCAAGGCCACCCCGACCGCCGAAGCCGCGCCACCTGGCGCCGCCCCGCCGGGACCGGGAGAGGGCGACGACCCGGTCGACCAGACCCGCGCCATCCCGGAAACCCGCGACGACTCGCCGCCTGCCGTAGAAGGACTCGACCAGTGACCGATCGCGCCGTAGAGATGGTGTGCGAGTTCGCCGTACTCCAAGCCCTCGTCACCGCAGGGAAACGCGGACGGCTACCGCGCGCGATGATCGGGCAGCTCCGCAACGACGGCGTGCCAGCGCACGCCGTGCACACCCACGTCCTGCTGGCGCACAACGAAGCGGAGTGCGACCGCCTGATCTCGGGCACCTTCGACCTGCTCGCCGCGGTACTGCCCGAAGACGACGCCGCCCGCATCGTCAACGCCTGCGACACCTACACCCGAGGCCTGATCCTGGCCCAGCGGCCGCCCGCACGGAACGCGCTCGCCGAGGTGCTCGACCATGCCGTCCCAGCGTCAAGCCGATAGGGCCCGCGCGTCCCGACGTCTCCTGCTGCGCGCCGAACGCCGCATCGACGCCGCAGTCCTGGGCGCCATCGACGCCTGGCTGACCGCCGTCCGGTTCCACCTGTTCCGCGAGCTCGGCGAACCCGACCCGATCCGGGCGGCCGCCTACCCGCACGGCCCGCACATAGTCGACGCCGCCGTGCAAGCCTCGTACGGCGAATGGCGCCACCACCTGGACCGCCAGGTGATCCCGTCGGTGTCGATCGAGTTCTCCGAGGCGTTCCAGCAGGCCCGCCAACGCGACCCCCTCAACTCCTACCGCTACCAGCAGCAGTACCTCGAGGAAGTGTCCGACCGGCTCAAGATCTGGCCCGAGGGCGCGTTCGAAGACATCCGGCCCGAGCTGATGGAAGCCCTCGCCGAGGGCGAGAGCATCGACGAGATCCGCGACCGCGTCGGCCGGGTGCTGAACATCGACGCCCGCACCCGCGCGATCCGAGCCACCATCCACGAGGTCGAACAACGCCTCGCCGACCCCGACATCGATCCGAACACCCGCCGCGTCCTCAACGCCCGCCGCCGCGAGCTGTGGAACGAACATGACGACAGCCTGGGGGAGTGGCAGTGGAAGGCCCGCCGCATCGCCCGCACCGAGGCCCACGGCGCCGTGTCGGCCGGCACCCTCGCGTCTGCGCTCGCCCGCCAGGAATTCGACCCCGAGCTGCGTCTCTACAAACGCTGGCTGGCCACTGAGGACACCCGGGTACGCGCGACGCACCGCGTCGCCGACGGGCAGGTCGTGCCGCTCACCGAACGGTTCCGGGTCGGTGGGTTCCTGCTGGACCACCCGGCCGACGCCATCACGATCGCGCCGCACGAGGTGATCAACTGCCGCTGCGCGATGCTGATCTACGACGACGACGAGCTGCAGGACGAGCTGCAGGGACCCGACGGCAGCATCGGCGAGATCCGGCCCGGCGGGATCCGGTTGGGCCCGGACGACCCGGACGACGCGGACCGCGTGATCGCCGAAGTGGCGAAGGAGGAGGGACTGTCGCGGCCGGCGCGGCTGGGGCAACGCGGCGAGGACCGCGGCCAGCCGACACCGGCACCGACAGAGCCGGTCGAACTCACCGACGAGCGGGAGAAGTTGCCCCCGCCGGACCGCCCTGCCAGGAGTCTGGCGGACCTCTCCGACGACCAGCTCCTCGACGAAATGCAGCGCGCGAACGACACCAACGACGGCGTCCTCTGGGAGCAAACCAACGACGAATGGGAACGCCGGCACAGCCAGGCCGCAGAGGATCCGCAACCTATCAACAACGGGGCAGATTCTTCTGAACCTGTCACGTCACCCGCATACGATTCAGACGACGCACCACCACCGCCACCACCGCCACCACCGGAAGGTCCGACGCTGACTCCCACACCGGACGACGAGCCCATCGGCGGGCCCACCCCTGCGGAGCGCGACCACGCGGCGGAGGTCCTCGACGCCGAGTACGCCGCAGACGTCGCGGAACTGACCTGGACCGAGCGCGACATCGTCGAGGCGTGGCAGCGCGACGACCGCACCTACGACGAATTCCAGAAAGCTGCGCGCGGCGAGTCCGACGATCCGTACCTGATGGAGCAGGCGGAGGAGCTGGACGAACTCGTGCGCCGGCACCGTCTGCGCCAGCCGGTCCAGGCGTACCGAGGGGTGCGGGACACCCGCAAGGTGTTCGGAGTCGACAACACCGATCTCGCTGGCCTGGTCGGCGAGGAACTGTCACTCGCCGGGTTTTTCGGCACGTCGCTCGATCGTCAGGTCTCGCTCGAGGAGTTCACGCGACCTCCCCTGGGCGGTGGTCCGGTGCTGATGGAGGTCCTGATTCCGGCCGGGGTGCGCGCGTTGTGGGTGTCGCTCGCCGGTGATGACCGGATGCGTTACCAGCGTGAACTGCTGCTCCCGTCGTTCGTCAGGGTTACAGTCGTCGACGTCGACTACGCGGACGGTGTCCCTGTAATTCGTGTTCGGGTCGCAAGCCCCTGATCTGCGGAATTACGCGTCGGTGTGTCGTGAGCTTGTACAAGTCGGTATTGTGGTTACAGCAGACAGGAGATAAATTCACGTCTCCACTCGACACACCGATATTCGACACGGTTTGGACGCGGCCATGGGTATTTCGCATCGTCTCTGGGACGACAGCGTATTTGTGCCTGCCGGTGAGCAGCACCGTAAGCCTGTTTTCGTCGGTCAGCTACTGTCCAGCCTTCAACTCGAAGATGCTCCTCGATCGCGGCAGGTAGAGGGCATCAGGCAGTGGTTGCTGAACAACGAGCCGAGCAAGAGCCTTGTCCTGAGCCTGGACAAGCGCGGCTTCGGCGAACTGCTGCACTACTGATCCCGTCACTCTGCACCTGACGCCCCGACCCTTTCGGGCCGGGGCGGGGTGGTCAGCGGTAGTAGCAGTCGCTCCCGGTGCGCTCCATCTCGTCGTAGTCGGCGCGGATGACTTCGGCTTTCCGGGTGGCGTCTTCGAGGCTGTCGGCCATGACGAGGTGGGTGTTTCCGTCGCGGTTGGTGACTTTGTAGGGGCTCATCGTGTTCTCCTTGCTGGCTTGCGGTGTGTAACCAACATTGCGGCAATACTCGGATGAAAGTCAAGGCGTAACTATCGACTAATGCGGCAATACCGCATACGCTTGCACTCATGGCGAACAACTCCCCCAACACCCGCGGACTCACCCCCGGAGGATCTTCACTGTCTGGCGACGGCAGCCATTCCCCCCGCGTGTCAGTCTCGCTGCCGACCGATGCGAAGGCACGCATCGAAGAACTCGCCGCGGCGCACGGAATGGGCGCATCGAAGTACATCCGTCGTCTCGTTCTGGACCACCTGGCCGCCACCGACTGACTGTCGCGCCCCCGAAGTGCCCAGATCGTGATGGATACTGTTCGATGTATCCACACAGAACGGGAGCCTCCCATGGGTGATTCGCTGACCGCCGCGCTCACAGCCAGCGGAATCGTGTACGAGCTGTCCGACTTCTCGAACCCCCAGCTGGAGGGTCCGACTGCCCTGCAGGTGTCCGACGACGGCCGGGTCCGCGGTCACCTCGCGATTTGGGAGACCCCGCACATCGGCTACGGCGAGATGGTGCCGCCTCCGCACAGCTCGACGTCGTACGCGTACTTCCATCAGGGAGTCGTCCGGACGGAGGCCGGGGACCTGCCTGTCGGGAAGCTCACCCTCGGCACCGGCCACGCTGGGCCGGGTGGCGACGCGATGGCCGCCGCTGCCCACTACGACAACACCGGATCCACCGTCGCGGTCGTCCGGGCAGGGGAAGACCGGCACGGCATCTGGATGGCTGGCCGGATCGTGCCCGGGGTGAACGACCAGCAGATCGACGAACTCCGCCGGTCGTCGGTGTCGGGCGATTGGCGCGATGTCACACGGCAGGGACAGTACGAGCTGGTCGCGGCGCTCGCGGTGAACGTGCCTGGCTTCCCGATCCCTCGCACCGAGCAGCTCGTGGCCTCTGGCCGCCCCGTCGGGCTCGTCGCCGCCGGCATCGTGCACCGCCGCGACCCGAACAGCCCCGTCACCTACGCCGACCTGACCTCGCTCGTTTCGGCAGCCGTTTCGGACGCGCAGAAGATCACCGATCGCCGAAAGAAGGCGGAGGAGGCGTTCGCCGCGGTGAAGGGTGACGTCGGCGCCGACCGCGAGGATCAGCGGAAGAAGAAGGCCGACAAGCGGAAAAAGGCCTCCGGCAACGCGATCGCCGAGGTGCGGAAGGACCGAAGCCGCGGGCAGATGGCCAACCTCCTGGCCGCTGGCGCCGAGGCGAAGGTGAACGACGCGACTGGCCGGATGCCGGCGCAGCTGCACCGGTACTGGACGACGGGCAAGGGACTGGCGAAGTGGGCGACTAAGCCGACGCCGTACCGGTCGCTGGTGACCGCGCTGAGTAGCGTTCCCGAGATCGTCGCCGACATGACGCCGGAGCAGATCAAGGGCCTCGCCGCGAACCTGTATCACGACGTGTTCAAGCAGTGGCCGGGGAAGCAGCGCGGCGACAAAGGATCCGGGAAGCTCGCCGCATCCGGAGTGTTCGACGAGCCCGGGGTGCGGGCCGCCCTGGACCGCGCTGAGACGGCTCTCCTCGCGGCCGCCGCGGGTGGTGGTTCGGGAAAATGACGGCCGCCGGAGACGGCGGCGACGACCACGACACCGACGGGATGATCGCGCTCCTGCCGACGGCCGAAGACGCGAAACGCCTCGCTGTCGGGGACGTCTCGGTCGAAGAGCTCCACCTAACCCTGGCCTACCTGCCCGACGTCACTGCGTTCACGGAGTCGACGCAGTCCGCGTTCCTGGCTGAGATGGCTCGGTGGGCGTCGCGGACACCCCGGATCTCCGGCGAGGTCAACGGCGCTGGCAACCTCGGCGGCGGTGTCGCAGTCTGGCTCGTGAACGCGCCCGGGCTCACCGACCGGCGCAGCGAGCTCGTTGACTGGATGGAATCCGACGCAGACGAGCAGGTCGAGATGCCAGCGGTGTCACACGACTTCGACGGGTTCCTCCCGCACATCACCTACGCGAGCGGCGGCGTCACTCCCGGCGACCCGATCCCCGGCGTGTACGGGCCAGTCACATTCGACCGGCTGCGAGTGTCGTTGCGTGGCAAACACACCGACGTGCCACTCGGTTCTACTGACGCTATAAGTGGCCGCCAGACCGAAACCCCTGAAACCCGATCGGCGGTGGCGTGATGGGCTGCAACTGCGGAGGCGGATCGGTCACCATCTGGGTGGTCCGGCTGCCCGACGGACGGCGGAAACGGTTCCTCGACGAGGGCGACGCCTACGCGTGGGCCGACGACCGAGACGGGACCGTCGAGCCGGTTACGACCTAACCCGCAGGTCGCGGGTTACAGTATTGGACAGAGCCGCTGGCCGAGGGCCGGGCGCATTGAGATCGAGATGCGACCCGACAGGAGATTCCGGTGGAACTCACCCTTCAGGACCTGCTTGACGCGGCACACGGTGCCGGTGAAGAGGGCCAGGCCCCCACACCCGAACAGCGCGCAACCGCCATCCGCGAGAAGCTCGCCGGCGCGGACCGCCCGGCGATCGAAGCCCTCCAGGACGAGGCGATCGAGAAGTGGGGCGAGCTCAACGCCACCGACCCCACCGACGAGGAAGGTCTCGCCGGCCTCGAGGCGCTCACCGAATTCGTTCAGGTGACCCGGTCGGTGCAGTCCGACCTCGACGCTGCCGACGAGCAGGCTCGTGCGCGTCGCGCCGAGATGGAAGCCAAGATCAAGGGCACCAAGGGCGACGCCGAGGGTGGCGAGGACGAGGGCGCCGAGGGCGAGAACGCCGGTGAGGGTGGCGAAGGCGAGGGCGACGGCGGCCAGGGTGCCGACGACAGCGCCGCTGCCGCAACCGAATCAACCGAGGGCGGTGACAGCGGGCAGGGCGCCGAGGGTGCTCCCGCTGCCGAGGCCGCTCCTGCCGCCGAGGCTGTCGTGGCGTCGGCCAAGCGGAACCGGTTCGACCTCGCGGCGATCGGCAAGCGCACCCCGAAGCCGAAGCCACAGGCCGAGGACGAGCGGCCCCGCGGGTTCTCGATCACCGCTGCCGCACGCGTCCGCGGGTACGAGACCGGGCAGGCTCTCGACCTCGACGGCGTGGTCGCCGCCGCACAGGCACGCATCGAGAACATGCCCCGCGGCGTCAAGGGCCTCGTCCAGCAGGAAGACATCGCGAACTTCAAGCTCGAGTTCCCCGAGGAGCTGGTCGCCTCCGGCAAGGACGACAACGCGCTCCTCGACTACGCGGCCAGCCAGTCCCGCCTGAGGGGCGGATCGATCGTCGCCGCCGGTGGTTGGTGCGCCCCGTCGGAGACCCTGTACGAGCTGTCGCCCGTTCTCGCCGACGCCACCGCCGGCCTCATCGACGTCCCCGAGATCTCGGTGAAGCGCGGCGGTGTCCGAACCACGGAGGGCGCCGACTACGCCGCCATCTACTCGGGTGGCCAGGTCGGCGTGCGGGAGACCGAGGCGCAGGCGATCGCCAACGCGTCCGACGACGACTACCAGAAGGTGCTCTACCGGGTGCCCTGCACGGACTTCGTCGAGAAGCGTGCTGGTGTCGTCTACACAGGCATCGAGGCCGGCATCCTGCAGAACTCGGCCTACCCCGAGCTCACCCGCCAGCACGTCGAGACGGCCATGGCCGCGCACGCGCACCGCGTCAACGAGCTGACCATCGCCGACATGGTGACCGCCTCCACCCCGGTCGACCTGACCGGGACCCTCGGCCCATCGGCCACCGGCGCCATCCTCAACGGTCTGGAACTGCTGATCGTCGACTTCCGGTACCGCTACCGCGCGCCGGAGTCGATGCTCCTCGAAGTGCCGCTCCCACTCTGGACCAAGCTGCACGTCCGATCGGACCTCGCTCTCCGGTCGGGTGTGGACTTCAACCAGGTCACCGATCAGCAGATCAACGCGTTCTTCCTCGCCCGTGGTGCCCGCGTCCAGTGGGTCTACGACTGGCAGGACGCCTTCTCCGGCGTCGCGAACGGCTTCGGCGCCGCGAACCCGAAGACCACGTTCAACACCACCGTGAAGGCCATGGTCTACCCGGCCGGCACGTTCGTTCGTGGACGCGGCGAGATCATCTCGCTCGGCGTCACCTACGACTCGGTGAACATCCGGAAGAACGACTTCCTCGAGATGTTCAACGAGGAAAAGCTCCTGGTCCACAAGCGGGCGTACAAGAGCCTCGTAGCGACGCTGCCGATCGCCGTGACTGGCGTTTCGTCGGCGCCCGTGGTCCTGACTCACGGCGGACAGGTCGCTCCGGCTGAGCCGGAAACACCCTAGTCGCGGACTGAGCAGATGAGGGCGCTCCCGGTTTCCCCGCGCGGGAGCCGGGAGCGTTCCTCATTCCCCACCACCACGAGGAGCCACTGATGCCCGTCGGACCACCCGTATACGTCACCCGGCAAACCGCGCCGGACGCACCGCGATTCGGGCTGCTGTCCGTCGCATCGATGCCCACCGACGGCGGAGACCGCGCTGTCTACAACGGCATCGAGTACGACCTACCCCCGGAGCCGAAGGCCACCGCGTCGCCGACGGACTGCGTCGACACCCCCGCCGATCCGATCGACCTCGACCGCGGGCACCCCACCACTACCGCGATGCCGATCCGCGCCTGGTCCGGATTCGAATGCTCCGCGGTCGGCCTGGACGACGCCGAGATCGCCTCCTATGCACGCGCGAAGCTCACCGCCGCCGAGTCCCCGTACCTCGAGGCGGAGCTGTGGTCCGAGGCCGACCCGTCGCTGATGTCGGCGGACACCGTCGTTCTCGAGGACACCGCAGTGCCCCTCGAAGTCGGGATCGGGCTGCTCGAGGGTTGGCTGCATACCTCCTACGCAGGTGTTGGTGCGCTACACATTCCGCGGGCGCTCGGCGCGCTGGCAGACCATAAGTCGGTGCTGCACGCCTCGGGATCGAAGCTCGCCACGCTCGTCGGCACGCCGGCCTCGCTGGGCAACTACCCGACGACCGGTCTGGACGGGGAGGACGCGGCGGCGGGCACGTACTGGATCGTCGCATCGGGGGACGTCGTCGCGCGGCGCGGGGAGATCAAGGTCCACACCACCCAGCCAGCCGCGCGGCTGGACTGGCGGCGCAACAACATTCAGGGCATTGCCGAGCGGTCCTACGTCGTCTCGTTCGACGACGTCGCCGCGGCGGTCCTTGTGAACCTCACCTAGAAGGGATGGGTCATGCCGACGATTCTGACCAACAGCGACCGTGAGGCGTCGCAGATCGCGCGGAAGCTGCTTGAGGCGAGCAAGGGCGACGAGTCGCGGTTCCGCATCGTGACGACCGGTCGCCGTCTGGCGTTCGAGGTCGATGACGCGCTCGCTGCCGAGATCGGCGCGGACACAACCGATGAGCCGGACGCGGCCGGCGACGACTCGGCCGACGAGACCGAGACCGTCCCGGACCCGCCGCTGGTGTCCGGGGATCCGGTGATCCCCGTCGACGACCTCGAGGTCCCAGACCGCAACGGCCGCACCGCCGACTGGGCCGAGTACATGCGTACCCGCTTCCAGATCCACACCGGCGGCATGACCCGCGCCGAGCTGATCGCCGAGTACGACAAGCGCACAGGCGATGCGTAACCACGAAAGACCTGCATCGGGGACTATCCTGATGTCAGCAAGCCGCTGGCCGAGGGCCGGGCGTGAACTCACTCACGACCGACCTGGAGGTCTGAAATGGCGAACCTGAGCTGGCCGTCCATCCGCGGTAAGCGAGCGCGCTTCACCCGGCTCGACGAATGCGGCGTCCCGATCATCGGCGCGAAGACGACCCTCGTCACGAAGGGGTACATCAGCGTCACCGTGACCCCCGAGTACGAGGACGCCACCGAGAACATTCCGAAGACCGCCGACGACGAGATCGCATTCGTCGACCGCGGCAAGGATCTGCTGAAGTACCTCACGGCGGAGATCCAGTTCGTCGGTGTCGATCCCGAGGCGTACGAAATCGTGTCGGGAAACCCGATCTGGACCAACGCGGCCGGCGACGCCACCGGTATCAAGATCGGCACCTACGACGACATCGACGCGAACTTCGCGCTCGAGCTGTGGTCGGACATCCCGGGCCAGGTGTGCCAGGGCGGGAAGGCGTACGGCTACTTCCTGCTGCCGTTCATCGGTCCGGCCCGTATCGGCGAGATCGCGATCCAGGCCGAGCGTGCGGAGTTCTCGCTGACGAACGCGATCACGAAGGACGCCAACAGCTGGGGCACCGGACCGTACAACGTGGACCTCACCGACGCCGAGCCGCCGGTGCCGGGCAAGCTCAACACGGCACTGGGCCCGAAGGACCATCTGGTGATGTTCCAGACCCCGGTCCCGCCCCCGGCGATCACCGCGGGCGCGATTGCGCTGGCAGCCTGATTCCCCTCCTTGGATGGTGGGTTACGCGCCCCCGCCCCAGCCGATCCCCAACCGGCTGGGTCGGGGGCGTTCTCAATTTCAGAAGTCATCCGCTAACGCACTCAAGCGGATTGCCTGACCTGCACTTTCCTATTTAAGGAGTATCCCCGTGGTCGAGTGGCCGATCATCATCCCGTCGAACGCACGGGCGTTGTGGGACAACGCCGATCCGGTCGACCGGCAGGCCGCCGAAGCGCTCGCTGGTCGCATCCTGTGGGCGCTGACCGGCGAGGTGTTCGGTCTGCGCTCCGAGAAGGTCCGCCCGTGTTTCACCCCGCAGACCCGCGGTTCGACCTACTACGGGCCCGGTGACCCCACCCCGGCGTGGTGGCCCGGCGTGGGCGTCGGGAACCCGGGAGCGTCCGGCGCGTGCGGCTGCCGCTCGAACTGTCGCCACGTCACCGACGCTGACGTGTGGGTGCCCGGACCGATCGCCGAAGTGACCCGCGTGAGCATCGACGGCGTCGACGTCCCGGAGTCCGCGTACGTCGTCCGGTCCCGGCGCTGGTTGCGACGCACCGACGGCCAGGCGTGGCCGCAGAACCAGAACCTCAACGCACCCGACAACGGGCCAGGTGCGTTCGTCATCGAGTACGAGCGCGGCGTTCCCGTCCCGCCGGAAGGGCAGTTCGCGGCCGGCGCCCTCGCCGTGGACCTGTTGCGCGGCATCACCGGCGGTGAGTGCTCGCTCCCGCCGAACCTCACATCGATCTCCCGACAAGGACTAACGATGGAAGTCGACCCCCGCGCGTACTTCGCCGAAGGGCTGACCGGGATCGAGGCAGTCGACGAGTGGATCATGGCGGTGAACCCGTACAAGTCCCGTCGCCCCGCGCGGATCTCATCGCCGGACCGTCCTCTAGTGGAGCGTCTGTCATGACCGTCTGCAATCCGTACGCGATCGCGAAGCGGCTCCTCGACCAGCTCGCAACGGAACTCGTCGAGGCGCGCGCACCGTTGCCGACGCGCATGACGGTCCTTACCTCCCCGCAGGCCGCGGTGATGGAGAAGTGCAGCACCGGGTGGGTGGCGTTCTCCGGTATCACCGCGAGCAACGGTGCCGGCGGATCCCCGGGCGCGATCCGCGGCGTCGCGCCCGATCATCAGGTGTCGCTGACGATGGGTGTGTACCGCTGCTTCCCGGTCGATCCGAAACTCGGGGCGCCGGAGGGACCGACGTTGGACTCGGCCTCGCGAGACATCCTCGACGACTTCGAGGCCATGCGCCGAGCCGCACTACACGCCTGGTCGGAGGAGCACACCGACGACGAATGGGACCTCGAACCGATCCTCGGCGGGTGGAGGCCGGTCACTCCGCAGGGCGGCGGACACGGGTCGACGATGGACGTGTCCGTGATCGCGTCGCTGTCGCTGTTCTCCGACGAGTCGGTTCCGATGCTTGACGGAGACCCACGCGGCTGACGTCCGTTCGTAGGTCACTGTTCGGGCGTATCCTGCGTGCATGACCGAGGTGACTATCAAGGCAGCGCAGCGCGTCGCGGGACTCCTCCCCGGCGCAGTGGTGACGGTTGAGAAGACCGACCGCATCGAGAAGTTGATCGCGCAGGGACGCGTCGAGGTCGTCGACGCCGACGGCCGCGCCATCGACCAGGACCCGCTGCCGACGGGCAGCTTCGCTCCAGCGGACGATCCCGCCGACGCGGCGGCCACGGATCTCGCCGCCGCCCAGGCGGACGCACAGGAACAGGCATCCGCGTCCGGCCGGCGGAAGAAGCCGACTGGCGATGCCGGTTGACATCCATCACCACACGATCGAGCAGGACAACCGCGCCGCCGCCGAGCGGTGGGGCAACCGTCTCGGCCGCCGCGTCACCAACGCCGCGAAACGCCGCGCTCCGGTCGACGAAGGCACCCTCCGCGCGAGCATCGACTACACCCTCGAATGGTCGGCGGGGTCGTGCCACATCACCATCGGGTCACCCCTCGACTACGCCGAGTACTTCCACACCGGCACAGGCATCTACGGGCCGAAAGCCACGCCGATCGTGCCGGTCACCCGCAAGGCTCTCAAGTTCCGGTGGGAACCGACCGGAACGGGCGCGAAGAAGAAACTGCCCAAGGAGCAACGTGGCTGGTTCTTCGCGACGTCGGTCAAGGGCATCGAGCCCGACCCGTTCCTGATCGACGCACTGAAAGAGGTCATGGGCGTCATCGACACCCTCCGCTAACCCGCACCACCACAACACCATCCACTGAAAGGGAACCACCATCCAATGAACACCACCGACGACACCACCAGCGACATCATCGTCGACGACGACTTCGACATCGAAGACCCGGAGACCCGGTCGACGCTCGGGCTTGCCCCGCTCGATGAGGACATTCCCGAGTCGCTGCAGTTCTCCACGAAAGACGGCGGCCGCAAGTTCGAGCGACGGTCGATCGTGATCGACGGCCAGCAGTTCGTGATGACCCAGCCGTCGGACTACACCCTGTACCTGTATGTGCCGAAGCTGACCAGCCCGGACGGATCCGAGCGGTTCGATGCGATGATGCGGTTCCTCGACGTCGTCCTCGACCGCAGTGCCTCCCAGTACCTGCTGGCCCGAATGACCGACCCGGCCAACGACTTCAACGTTGAGATCCCGCCGACGATCGTGGCGACCGCCCTCGACCTGTGGGGCAACAAGTCCGTCGCCGAGATGTACCGCAAGTTCAACGCCGAGAACGATACGTCGGCACCCGCGGTACCGCCGACCCCGATCGGCGCGAACCGTGCACAGCGTCGGCAGGCGACGAAGAAGACCGCCGCGAAGAAGGCTCCGGCGAAGAAGGCCGCACCTCGGAAGTCCACTGCACGTAAGTGACTGCCGGCCCGCCGTGGTTCGACGCTGCACCCGCCTGGTCTCTCGACGGGCGGGTGCTGCGTCTGACCGAACCCTCCACCCCTGACATGGTGCGCGCGCTCCTCATTCCCGACGAACCCCCTGACGTGGTTCCGGGAAGACCGGCCGCGCTGGGCAACGTATCCGGGCTCGCGATCGTCCTCGCCTGCACCCCCCGGGAACAGGACCGCATCCACATACTGACGCGGCTCCTCGAGCCCGCCGAGACTGCACCATCCCTGACCGATATGCAGTTCGTCGCTGACGAGGTCGTCTCCATGTACGGCGGCGGCATGCGCCGCTGGACCGTCGAGCATCTGTGGACCAAGACGATGCAGAACTGGGCGTTCGTCGACGGGGAGCTCCAGTTGAGTGGTGTCGACGTCCTCGAGTTGCCGTTCGCCCGCGCGACCGCGCTGGTGTGGGCGTTGTGGCGCAGGGTGCTGCGCCACAACAAGGACGAGATGTCCCGGTTCACCCGGGAACTCGACAAGCCACCGCTGCGGGTGATCGAGAAGGAAGACGAGGAGGAGGAGGCCGCGACCGCCGACGCTGATTCTTCTGGGTTCATGGCGCTGCAGAACGTGTGGCAGCAAGCCCAGCGCGGTCCCGCGACGCCAGCGTCCACCAGTGATAGCGGCAGCTCGGATACGCTAGACCGGAAATAGAAGCAGCTCGCGCTGCTGGCCGAGGGCCGGGCGCGTTGTCCTTGGAGGCAGCGCGTGACCAGTCCTGGCGGTGAATGGGCGAAAGCTCGTGTCGGCGTCGAACTCGACTGGTCGAATGTTGATCAGGAGCTTCGGCAGAAGTTGGAGCGGTCGACGCTGATCGCGTCGCGTGCCGCACAACGACATCTCGACAATCTGCGCCGCAGCGCCGAGGTCACCTTCACCCGGATGGGCCAGTCGTACAACCGCCAGACCGACGGCATGGTCCGCAACACCCAAACCACGGTCGCGCGGATCAACGCGCAGCTGCAACGCATCCGCGACGTCCGGGTCACCGCCACACTCTCGATCGACTCCAGCGGCGCCCTCGCCGAACTGAAACGGGTCCACGGCACCCTGCAGGCCTGGTTGAACGCAAACCCGCTCACCGTGCGAGTGGGCGTCGACACGGCCCGCTCGATGGCGTCCCTGCAGGCCACGCACATCGCGATGCAGTCGTGGCTACAGGCCAACCCGCTCGAGGTCGACGTGCGGGCCAACTCCCGAGGTCTCGCCGGTGGCCGTGGGGGAATTCAAAGCCTCACCCGCGGGATCACGTCGGCGCTCGGGTCGGTGGCGAAGTGGACGACCATCCTGGCCGGCGCGACGATGGCCGCCGGTGCTGCGCTGCCGGTGATTGCCGCGCTCGGCGCCGCGCTGGCATCGGTCGGTGTGGCGGCCGGTGGCGCCGGGATCGCGGGTATCGCCGCTGCGGCTACCGGATTCGCTGCGCTCAAGACCGGCCTGTCTGGGGTTGGGGAGGCGTTCTCTGCGCTCGGGGAGGCGTCGGCGTCCGGCGGGGGTGCCGCGGTCGACAACGCGAAGCAGGTCCGTGACGCGCAGCGTGACCTCACGAACGCGATCGAGGACGAGCGCGACGCCCAGAAGGACGTCGGCCGTGCCCGCGACGACGCCCGCCGCAAGCTCCGCGACCTCGACCTCGAGCTGCGAGGTGCCGCGCTGTCGGAGAAGGAAGCGGCGATCGACCTGGCCGACGCCCGCGACGAACTCGCCCGCGGCGACTTCAAGTCCTCCCGCGAGAAGCAGAAGGCCGTCCTCGCGGTGCAGAAGGCCGAACTGCGGCTGACCGAAATCCAGCGCGGCAACGGCGATCTCATCAAGGACACCAACGAGCAGCGCCGAAAGGGCGTCGAGGGGTCCGACGAGGTCGTCGACGCGCAGAAACGACTGAAAGACGCCACCGAATCCGTCCAGCGTGCCCAGGAGGCGGTGGCCGAAGCCCAGAAGGGCGCCGCCGGTGGCGGGGGTGTCGACAAGGCCGCGCAGGCGATGGCGAAGCTCTCACCCAAGGCCCGCGAGTTCGTCCTCGCGGTCCAGGCCGTCAAGCCCGCGTGGGCGGACATGAAGCGCGAGGTGCAGGACTCGCTCTTCGCGAACCTCGCCGCCCAGATGCAACCGCTGACCGACAACTATGTGCCCCTGCTCGGTAGTGCGCTCGTCGGGGTCACGCGCGGCTTCAACGAGGGCGCTCTCGCCGCGCTCGGCTTCCTCAACTCCACCCGCGGCCTCGGGGTGATGTCGACGCTGCTGGGGACGTCATCGAACATGGCCGGCAACTTCGGGCGCGCGCTCGGCGAACTGATCCCCGGCCTCGCAGCGGTCGGAGCTGGTGCCGGACAGGTGTTCTCACCGATGACCGACGGGCTCGCTGGCGCGACGCGCGGCTTCTCCGAGATGCTGATCCAAGCGCAGGAGTCCGGCCGGATGGCCGACTACTTCCGCGACGCCGTCGCCGTAGCGAAGCAGTTCGGTCAGGTGCTCTCCGAGCTCGGATCGATCATCGGCGGCGTCTTCAACGCTGCCGGGACCGCGGCCGGCGGGAACTTCCTCGGCGGCCTGCAGGCATCGCTGTCAACGATCTCGGAATGGGTCAACGGACCCGGCCAGACAGCCCTGGTGTCGTTCTTCGAATCGATGACCGCAGGCATGGGCGCGGTGCTACCGATCCTGCTGCAACTCGCCGGGATCATCGGCACCACCATCGCGCCCGCCCTGTCGGACCTTCTCGTTCAAATCGCGCCCGCCGTCGGTGGATTCGTGACCGCGCTCGGCGAAGGGTTGAAGGCGATCGCCCCGGCGATGGCTCCGCTCGGTGCTGCCATCTCGTCGATCTTCACTGCGCTCGGTCCGGTGATGCCGGTCCTCGGGCAGCTGATCGCGACGTTCGTCGAACTAGCTGGGCCGATCATCGGGGCGCTCGCGCAGGCTCTCGGCCCCGTGCTGGTCACCGTCGGCAACGCCCTGATCGTGCTCCTCCAGGCCCTAATGCCCGCCGTTCAGCCGCTCTCGGAGTACTTCGTCGCTCTCGGCCCCGTCATCGGTCAGCTCGCGTCGATGATCGGCGGTGCGCTCGGTGCCGCGCTGCAGGTGATCGTGCCCGCAATGACGTTGTGGTGGAAACTCGTTGCCGCTCTGCTGCCCGTCTTCACCGGGCTCCTGCAGATGCTGCAGCCGTTCACGACCGCGATCGGCGCCCTCGCGGGCGCAGTCCTGGTCGCCTACGGCGCCTTCAAGGTGTTCCGGATGGTCTCGACGATCATCTCGGTGGTCCGAACCGCCTGGACGCTCCTGTCGCTGGCGTTCACCGCATCGCCCATCGGCATGATCATCACCGCGATCGCTGCCCTCGCCGCCGGGTTGTACCTGTTCTTCACCAAGACCGAGACCGGCCGCGCCCTGTGGGACAAGATCTGGGGCAGCATCAAGGCCACCTGGGATGTGGTGTGGGGTGCGCTCAAGGTCGGGTTCGAGAAGCTCGGCGAGATCGCGAAGTGGCTGTGGGAGAACGCCTTGCAGCCCGCGTTCTCGGCGATCGGGAAGGCCATCGGCTGGGTCAAGGACCACTGGGAGATCTTCGCCGCTGTCCTCGGCGGGCCGATCGGCATCCTCGTCGCGCTGCAGTCGAAGTTCGGTGTCGTCTCGACCGTCATCCAGGCGCTCGGCACTGTCATAACGTGGTTGTGGCAGAACGTCATTCAGCCTGCGTTCTCGTTCATCGGCACCATCATCGGTGGTGTCTGGAACGTGGTGAAGTTCATCTTCAACTCGTGGATGACCATTTTCCGGGCCGTCGGCGCCGTGGTGATGTGGTTGTGGAACAACGTAGTTACGCCCGCGTTCAACGCCATCAAGACCATCATCACTACCTGGTGGTCCGGGGTGCAGATCGTGTTCGGGTTCTTCCGAGACATCCTCGTCACGGTCGGCGGCTGGGTGTGGGACATGGTCGGCAAGGTCGTCGGATTCTTCACCACCCTCGCGACCGGGATCCGCGACAAGGCGACGCTGGCGAAGGACTGGGTGGTCGAGAAGTTCAACCTGGTCATCGACTTCTTCCGCGGGCTTCCTGCCACGATGCGCGATCTCGCGGGCAAGATCTGGGATCCGATCAAGAACGCGGCGAAGACCGTGTTCAACTCGATCGCTCGCCTGTGGAACAACACCGTCGGCAAGGTCAATTTCACGGTGCCCGACTGGATTCCAGCAGTCGGTGGGAAGAAGTTCGCCATGCCGCAGATCCCGACGTTCGCGTACGGCGGCACGGTGCGCGGCAAGGGCACCGGCACCTCGGACTCGATCCTGTCGTGGCTGTCGAACGGCGAGTTCGTGTCCCCGGCACACGCGGTCAACGCGCGCACGCTGCCGCTCCTCGAGGCGATGCGTTCCGGGTGGACGCCCCCGGCGTGGCTGACCGGCGCGGCGCTCGGTGGCGGTCTGCCCGGGTTTGCCACGGGCGGCCCGTTGCTCACGCAGGACGAGGTCGCCCGGATGGGTGGCGGCACCGTCAACCGGTCCCTCGCCGAGGCTGTGCGCCGGCAGTTCCCCGACGTGAAGATCACCTCGGCGAAGACCGACCACTTCGACGACGGCGGCTACCACCCGCGGGGTATGGCCCTCGACCTCGACAACCGCGACGACGTCGCCGCGTGGCTGTTCGCCAACCGCAAGGCACTCGACCTCGGCCAGATCATCTACGGCGGCGGCGACGGCCAGTGGAACTACTACAACATCGGCGGCACCGAGGCGTCGGGCAAGGACGCCATCCCGATCTACGGCTCGGATGTGGTGTTCGGGCAACACTCGGACCACATCCACACAATGGCGAACAAGGAGGTTCCAGCGGCCGCGCTCGGCGCAGGGCCGCGCCCGGGCTTCGACACCGGCACCGGGACCGGCACTGCGCCGGGCGGACTCGGCGGCGGTGGCGGCGCGTCGACGCCGATCGGGTCCGGGCTCGGAGCATCGTGGGGTAACTCGGGCGGCCAGTCGGCGTTCAACTCTGCTGCGGAGGCCGACAAGGGCGGCGTGATCCCGGTGTGGGTGGAGAACTGGCCGGCGTCGCTGGGCGGCGGTGGCGGCGGTGCTGGGGCCCCGACGTCGCTGGGTGGCGGTGACCCGTCAGCGCTTCCGGCAGCTGGTGGACCTGCTGCTGGGGGTGCGGCGATCCCGGCCGGCGCCGGTATCGGGAAGCTGACGCGCAGCTCGAGCAAGCAGGAGGTCGCCGACGCTATCTACTGGGAGGCTCGCAAGCGTGGCTACTCCCACGAGGAAGCGATCGCGATCCTTGCGCACGCCCGCGGCGAGTCGGACTTCGATCCGGAGGCGGTCAGCGACAACGGGCTGTGGCATGGCGTGTTCCAGCAGGACTCGGGATACCCCGGCCGGGACGACCCGAACAAGAACATCGGCGAGTTCTTCAACCGCCTCGACGCGAAGCGTAAGTCGCCGGGCGCGTCCGACGACATCTGGAAGAACATCTTCTGGCTGCAGCAGCGGCCGGGGGAGTCGTCGGCGGATGCGGCGTTCAGCAACGGCCGTCAGGAGTACCTGACCGCGGAGATGAAGCCGCACGAGGGCGAGGCCCGCAGGCTCGCCGATGAGGCCGCGAAGCGCGCGCCCGCCGCGCCGGCACCTGCGCCGGCACCTGCGCCCGCGCCTGCTCCGGACCCGACCGCTACTCCGACTGACGTCGCGCCGGTGACGCCGGCGGACACCCCGACCCTGACACCGAGCGAGGATCCCGGGAACGGATACAACGTCGGTCAGGGCGGCGACGACACGAAGAAGCGGGACCCGCAGGAGTTCACGATCGGTGGTGGCACCCTGTCGTCACAGCTCGGCGGGCTGGTGAAGACCGCGCTGCACAACGGGATCGACGACTTCATCGCCGCGAACCCCGGCCTGCTCGGCAACTACGACAACACCGAGGGAACGTCCCTCGGTGACCGTGCCGGTGGTGTGGCGAGCTCGGCGATCTCCGGGCAGCTCGGCTCCGCGCTCGGCGTGTTCGGCATGGACGTGCAGCCGCCGATCCTCGACGCGGTCGGCGCCTATATGCAGGACAACCCGCGCGACAAGGGAGAGAACGGCACGGCCACGAAGAAGGACCTCATCGACCTCGCTGAGGCGTTCCTCCGCGGCGGCCCCATGCAGGTCATCGTGAACAACCCCCAGGACGGAGACGACGTCGTGCGCAAGGTCGACCAGGACCGGCGACGCCGGATGCGGAGGTACGTGAACAAATGACGTGCTCCCCCGAGATCTCGAAAACGTCGAACATCCGGATCGTCGGATGCGATGGCGGCGACGTCCACCCGATCCACGGCGAGGACGCAGGCACCACCGGTGTGAAGCTGCTCAAGGGCGGGTTACGGGACCTGTTCGAGGCGCCAATCCGCCAGATCGAACGAACCCCGGTGAAGATGGACGGCGGCGTCCTGCGCGCGGTGAAGACCGCGATCATGGAACCAGTCATCACCGTCGGCATCAGCCGGAAGCTCGTTAACGAAGAGTTCGGCGTCGTCGACGGCGCGTTCCGAGAGGCGTTCTCGTTCGAGCTTGATCCGTACTACGAGCAGTCGAAGCTCGCGCGGATCGAGTGGGAGACCGAAGAATCGACGCGGTGGATCGAGGTCGTCCTCGCCCCCGGCCAGTCGTACGACGCCGACCTCGTTCCGCATGAACACGGCTCGTGGATCTGGGAAATACACCTCAAGGCCTACGACCCCTTCTGGCACGAGGAGGAGGGCAAGCCGGCGTTCGCCGAATTCACCACACCCGGCACAAAGACACTCAAGGTCTCCAACCCGACGGGCGTCGACATGGCCCCCACATGGGTGACCACGCGCGGTCAGGTGCGGCTGCCGGACAACACCTGGACCGGCAAGCCCTGGAACCGGGCCCCGGGTGGGGCGTACCCGACGCGCACGCTTCTGTATCCGAACATCACCAACGCAATGGGCGGACTTGTTGCCACCGCGGAGCCGGGGAAGGTTCCCGTGCGGGATGCGTTCGACCACAACCTGACTGGTCAGATGCCGGTCCAGGGTGACTTCCCGAAGAACCTGATCCCGCGGTTCACCCAACGCCAGGACCTCACCGTCCAGGCGGTCCAGGTCCCGGCCGGTGGGATGCGTGTCGAGTGTCGGCAACCCCGCCGATTCCGGAAGCCCTGGGGGCGAGTGTGAGCGCATTCCTGACGAAGGAGGCCAAGGCGACCGTGCAGGCGCGCGCGGCCCGGGCCGTCGCAGCAATGGACGACTACCAGTCGCAGTCGCTGCTCGACCAGTGCAACGCGATCCTCGAAGCCACCGAACAGGCCGAACGCGACGAGGCGCGGTCCCGCCGCGAAGACCCGATCCTGCGGCTGTGGGATGCCGAGTGGCACCTCCAGCATGTCGCCACCGACGTCCTGTCGTACACGTTCGAGTGGGTCGACAACGACACCGGCACAGCAGAAATCGTGGTGCTCGCCGACTCCCCACTCGGCCAGTGGATGCTCGACTTCGAAGGCCGCGACCTCCGCGAGGAAGGCGTCAACGTCCACATCACCGCCGACTACGTGGGCGCGCGGTGGGGCGGCCGCATGGAGGACGTGTCGGTCGAGCTGACGTCGACCGGTGACGAAGTGATCACCGCGACGTTCCTGCACGACTACGAGAACCTGAAGTGGATCGAGTGCTTCCCGTCGCCGCTGTTCCCGGCGATCTTCCAGCTGCGAGCCTGGATCCTGCTCGGCCCGGTCAACTGGTGCGCGCTCACCACCCTGTTCCTGAATCTGATGCGCGACGAGACGCCGCTGACGATCCCCGACGACCCAATGGACCTGGGCGAGTGGACCGAGGGCTTCGACGTCAACACCTGGCAGATCGTGCCGAACCCAGTGTCGTTCACCCAGGCGATGGCCTCGGGCGTGCTCTGGGGCATGCCGATCATCCGAATGAAGTACTGGCACGACGCCTTCCACGCGATGATGGACGACGCCGAGCTGTCAGTGCAGGCCGACCGCTGGCTCGAGGGCGACGATCTGCCGTGGGAGGGTGCGAACCTCCGCAACGGCGCGCTGGTGATTTCGATCGCCGACAAGTCCGGCCGCTACAACACTGGAACCAGTCACGGCGGCAACCTGTTCGGCGGCCTGTTCAACACGATCGATCAGTTCCTTTCCGACGGTCTGGATACCACCCGATCGTTGATCACCGGCCAGCCGATCCCGGGTGAGTACATGCAGATCGGCGCGAAGTCGACGAACAAGCGGATGCCCTACGTCATCCTCGAGCCCGGCCGCACCCCCGGCGTGGTGTCGGCGAAGTTCACCCGCACGCCGGAAAAGGTAGCCAAAATAATCACGGGCTCTAAGTCGGCTCCTGGTGTGAACGAGGGCATTTCAGCCCTCATTCAGGCGATCGGCGATATCGTCGGCGACAACATCAACATCATGGGCTACGGCGTGGGGTCCATCGGCGGTGCGATCGACACCCTCCTCCGGCCGCTCTACACCGACACCATCCTCGCGTGGACCGACACCAAACTCCCCAGCCGCGCACAGAAACTCGGCTGGTCCCGCTATGTCGAGTTCTTCCAGGACGGCGCCGATCAGGCGTACACCCTCAACAGCCTGATGGTTATCCGCATGGGATTGTGGGCCACCCGCCGGTGGACGTCGCACGAGGTGAAGGTCCTCGACGCGTGCCCGTGGATGGTCGGCGACAACGGCGTCGGTCACATGTGGCTGTCGGACCGGATCGGGACCACGGCGCCGCGCGACACCAGCGGTCGGGTGTGGGTCGATCGGATCAAGAAACTCGTCCTGTCGGCCGACGAAGACAACTTCCATCCCGACTGGACGATCACCGTCGGCGAGGACGCGAAGAACCGCGACCCGTTCGAGGAAGCGATGGCGAGGATCCGCGACACGATGTCCGGGCTTCACGATCTCGGTGTCGTGTGATTGAGCAGGTTACGGTTGAGAAGTGACCTGCGTACCGGAGGGAAGTCATGGGTAGGCGTAGCAAGAACCGGCCGCCGAAGAAGCGGCAGTCGCCGATCGCTGTGCCCGATTTCCCGACCGTCGACAACTGCGACCCGGACGACCCCGACCAGTTCGCCGTCTGGGCGCTCGTCGGCCTGCCCGGCCAGAACGGGGCGCCCCTGCCGCTCCCGGTGACGATCCTCCGTCTGGTGTCCCGGCGGCTGTGGAACCTCGGGTTCCGCTACCACCCGGAGCTCCGCACGCTGAAGTACCGGAAGCCGCAGACCGACAACCCGAACTGGCTGTTCTCGCCAGGGGAGTGGGTGCCGATGGACGCGCCGGATGATCCGGCCGACGAGCTGTCGCCGGAGGCGCGGGAACTACTGGATCTCGTCGCCCGGCAGAAGGCGGCGAAAGAGCAGGCGAAGACGCCGGCCCCGGTCATCCCGAACGAGGACGGGAAGGTGCCGTACGTCCGGAAGGACAAGACCACAGTGATGGTCACCCCGGCTCAGGCCGCTCGGTACGCCGCCGCCAAACGTGATCTCCGCAAGGCGACAGGAGGCGCGCAGTGACCACACCCAACCTCGGGCCCGGCGACATCGGCGACTACGACGAAGCCGCCAACAATGGCAACCTGTCCGACCTCCAGGGCGCAAACCCCTCCGCCTTCCTGCAGGGCGAGATTGGCGGTATGACCGGCCCGGTAGGGGCGGTGGGGTCAGCGATCTTCGGAGCCGTCGGCGGTGTTGTCGGTGACGTCGTGGGCTACTCCGAGCCGGGCCAGAAAAACCTGGGCCAGGCTCGTGGGTTCGTCCTCGGCAAGCTGCCCGGTGTCACAGGCGGACTGCTCAGTCCGGTCCTGAAACCGTTGGCGCTTCTGCTGTCCTGGGTGGTCGGTGGTAGCCCCTCCGATTGGGACACGATCGAGGAGATCCGAGACAACCTGATCCCCGCCCTCATACGCCTACCATTGAAGATTCTCGTCGGTCTGATCGGTGGCATTCCCGTGGTGGGGGACGCGTTCGAGAACGCCCTAGCCGGATGGCTGAAGAACACCAACGAGACTGCGGTCGACGCTGCCGAAACCGTGGTGTCGGTGGGGACGCAAGTCAACCAGGTGCAGGAGGTCATCGCGCTGCAGTCCGGGATGGGCGTGCACGAAGCCGGCCCCGACCGAACCGGCACGCCGTCGTTCAACTTCGGGTACTTCAACCTCAACCCCGCTAACGTCGCGCTTTCGGGTGGCTCGCACGAGCACAACGTCACCGGCAGCACCTCCAATGCGACCGTGCCCGGAGTCAGCGGCAGCAGCCACAACCACGGCGCGGGTAGCGGGGTAAGCGGACTATCGGCGTCGTCGAGCGGCTCTGACCATGTGCACAACGTGACGATGAACATGCCGACCGTCGCCGCGACCGCCTCCTATGCGCCCTGGGCCAACGTCATCTTCAAGTCCGCCGCCGAGCGGAAAGTGCTGACCTGGATCGCCTACAAGACCGGCACCGTGTCGACGTTCAACCTCGACGTGTACAAGCTCGAGGAGGACGGATCGTCGACACTGGTCTACTCGTCGCCCAACCTGGCCGGAGATGTCCCGGTGTCGCTTTCGTCGATCGGGTGGATGCAACACCTCATGAGCGGGGCCTCGATCATCGCCGACTACGGTGACGTATACGACGTTCAGTTCCGCATGACCGGATCCGGCGCGGTCCACATAGCGGGGATCAACTTCTTCACCCCTACACCGCTTCCCGGGTTCCGGCCCTACACCTCGGGCAGCCAACGCAACCCCTCCACCACCCCCGCGCCGACGACAATCCCGACCACCACCCGAGACACGATGTATACCGGCCCATGCCCTTTCGTGGCGATCGGAATCGATGTCGGGCAGACGGAAATCCCGAGGTTCTTCTTCGACGACTTCAACCGAGCAAGTCTTGGGCCGCGGTGGATTCGGTACGGAGACATCGGCATCAGCGACAACAAGGTCGCGTACACCGGTAGCGCGATCGCCAACGCGACGGCCGCCGCGATGTACCACCAACCGTTGAACTCGGACGTCGTCGAGGTCGGCGCGGACCTGTCCGTCGACGCAGAAGACATCGGGTTCGGCCTGTGCTGCACATCCGGCCTCGGTTCGGGTATGTGGCTGGTCCTCGACGAGGGTGGCATCGCCCTCTCATCGGGGGCGTACAACTCGCGCACCGCCCGCGCCGTCGACGACACAGACGACCCGCCATCCGGCCGGTACACGGTGCGACGCACTCGATCTGTCGACGACACGCATTACGTGTTCGACGTCTACTTCGGTGACCCGAGCGACGAAGAGAACGAGCCGATACTCACGTGGCCCGACACCGGCAACGTCATCGCCGCGGGCGTCGGCCGCCGATGGTGGGGACTCCTCGCGCGACGCAACGGCCTCATCAACCCGTCCGGGCGACTCGACAATGTCACTGCCGCCGACATCACCACAGAAGAGGAGCCGTGATGGCTGATTGGGCACCCGAGGTCGCCAGGCGCGACTTCACCATCCGCGACGGCGCCGACTACGACCTCGCGGGCATGTTCCGCGACGCGGTCACCAAGGAGCCGTACCCCGTCCCCGACGGATCGACCGCCTACTTCCGTGTCGGCCAGGACGGCGATCACCCCACCATCCCGGTAGTGCTCGACGGCGCCAGCTTCTCCGCGCACGTCGAGAAGACCGACACCCCAGAGTGGTCGACAGGAGCAACCTTCCGGCTGTACGTCGTTACGCCACCGACAGTTAACGGCTTCCCGCAGGTCGTCTCAGAAGGGAAGATCAAGCGTGTCGACGCCAAGTCTTGACTGGGCAGACGGGGATGTAGTCCTCGACGTCAACGTCGGTAGCGTCTCGACTGTCGACGTTCCGATCCCTCGCGGTGTCGAGGTGCTCGTGGTGCAGGGCAAGGACGGGACCGGAGTCAACCTGCAGGGCGCGGTCCTGACCTATGCGGACCTCCCCGACGACCTCGGTCCGCTCGACGCCGGACACGCATACCTGGTGCAGGGCAACGGGAAGCTGTACGTGTGGTCCGGCACCGCATGGCCGTCCGAAGCGAACGGCGCCGACTTCCGTGGCGAGCCCGGTCTACCCGGCCGCGGGATCACCGCCGGCGGAATCTCCGTGGTGGGCAACAAACTCCGGTTCGCGATGTCGGACAGCACGATCGACGAGGCCACCGTCCCGGCGATCCAGCAGGCGATCGATTCCGCCGCAGCCGCATCGGGGTCGGCCACGGCCGCGAACACCGCTAGGCTCGCCGCTGAGGCCGCCGCGTCGACCGCCGGGACCGCCGCATCGACGGCCACCACGGAACGGACAGCGGCGCAGACTGCCCGCACGGGAGCCGAGTCCGCACGCGACACGGCACTGTCAGCAGCCACCGCGGCCGACAACAGCGCCGACGCTGCCGCGACGTCGGAGACGAACGCGGAGACCGCCGAGACGAACGCAGCAGGATCCGCTCTGGCGGCCGCAGGGTCGGCCTCGGCAGCGAACACACGCGCCACCGACGCCGACACCGCACGCGCGGCAGCCGTGACCGCACGCACCGACGCGCAGACCGCGCGCGACACCGCATCCGGGTACGCCACCGCCGCGCAAACCGCTGCGGACGCCGCGGAGGACTCCGCCGCCGCAGCAGCAGCTTCCGCCGAGGAAGCCGCCGACGTCGTCGCGTCGGGCGTCCCGAACTCGACCACCACCACCAAGGGCGGGATCGTGCTCGCCGGTGACCTCGGCGGCACCTGGGACGAGCCCACAGTGCCCGCGCTCGCCATGAAGGCGGACCTCGACGAGAACGGCAAGCTCCTGTCGTCGCAGATCCCGGCGCAGGCGACGCATGAGTCGGTCGTCGTGACAAGCACCGCCGAACGACTCGCGCTGACCACGGCGCAGGTGCAGCGCGGCGACACGGCGGTGCAGATCGGAAACCCCGGCCGCGGCACCTATTCGCTACAGGGCGACGACCCCGCCGACCCGGCGTCGTGGGTGCTACAGGTCGCGCCGACCGATGCTGTCTCGAGCGTCAACGGGTACAACGGCATCGTTGTGCTCGGCAAGGGCGACGTCGGACTCGGCAACGTCGACAACACGAGCGACCTCAACAAGCCGATCAGCACGCAGACGCAGACCGCGCTCGACGGCAAAGTCGACGAGGTCACCACAGCGAACGTCGCCTACGGCACCAAGACCGGCGGCGTGCAGGGCACGTGGCCGGTCACCTCCGCCGCGACAGCGACGACCCTCGCGCTGCGCGGCACCGGTGGCACCGTGGCCGTGGGCACGGGCACCGCCGCCAATCACGCGACGACCAAACAGCAGCTCGACGACGGGCTGTCAGGAAAGTCGGACACCGGGCACACCCACGACGCCGCTGCGATCGCGACGGGCACTCTCGACGCCGCCCGGCTCCCGGTGGGCACGGGCTCGACGCAGGTGGCTGCGGGCAACGACTCCCGCATCGTCAACGCCGTCCCGAACACCCGCACAGTCACCGCGGGAACCGGCCTCTCCGGCGGCGGGACGCTGGACGTAAACCGCACCCTGTCGGTGCTGTACGGCAACACCGCCAACACCGCGGCGCAGGGCAACGACGCCCGGCTGTCCGACACCCGCACCCCGACCGACAACACCGTCTCGACCGCGAAAGTCCAGGACGGCGCAATCACGCTCGCGAAACTGGCAACCGCGGTATCGGTATCGATCCAGCAGATGATTGACGCCTCGGTGTTGGCCGCGCAACTCGTCACCATCAACGCCCAGACCGGCGCGTACACACTCGTCGCGACGGACGCGAACAAGGCCGTCGAAGTCACCTCCGCGGTGGCGGTGAACGTCACCATCCCCACCAACGCGTCGGTCGCGTTCCCGATCGGCACCGTCATCGAGGTCGACCAGATGGGCGCCGGGAAGGTGACGATTGTCGGCGCGTCCGGTGTGACCGTGCAGTCCGCGGTCGCGACGCCGACGAGCCGCGCCCAGTACTCGGCGCTGGTCCTCCGCAAGCGCGCCGCCGACCTGTGGCTCGTCACCGGCGATCTGGCATAGCCGATGGTTCTTCCGGCGCCGCGGTTCCGCACCACCCGCAAGTGGCAGGCGAACAACGTTCAACCCGACAACTCGCTGGTCGTTGAGGGATCGGCGACGACCAACGTCAACCTCACCGTCGGTGCGGGCGCAGCGATCATCGTGTTCGTCGCTGGCAACCAGACCGCCGCAGCGCGTGTCGACGGCGTCGCGATGACCCTGATCGGCAAGACCAGCAACGCCGCCATGTACGGCATCACCGGGCTCGCCGCCGGCGCCCGGAACGTTCAGGTCGACCGGTCGGGTTCGAGCGCCCACATCGTCGCAGTGCTCTCGTACACCGGGGTCTCGACCATCACCGGCGGGGCGCTCGGGAGCGGGTCCGGAAACACCCCATCGGGCACACCGTCAGGCTCTGGGCACCTGGCCGTCGTCGGGTTCGACTTCGGTGTCTCCTCTAGCGACGTCGGGTCGGTCGTGTCGAACGGCAACCTGCGCCAGCTCTACCGGCGGACCGCGGCAAACGCTCTGGCCGTCGCCGACAAGGACTCCGCGCCGGTCACGATCACCAACCCCTCCGGCGGGAGCTGGACGAGCATCGGGGTGTGGCTGAGCACCTGACGGCCCGGGTCAGGGTTCCCAGTCGTCGCCGAGCACCGCGGACAGCCGGTCGGCGAGGTCGGGAGCCTCGGCCCGCCGGCCGTACAGCACCTCGTCGCACTCCACACCCAGCGCCTCCAGCTCGGGGTCCAGCGGCACCCACCCGCCATCCGTAGCGGCCTGACGGTTCGCCTGCTGCCGGCGCATCAGGGAGTGCACAGCCTCGGACGCGGCGCGCAGCACCTCGCGATCGATCACCGGGCCCATTGTCCAGGGAACCGTCCAGACGGCGGATGCGTCCAAGGTGCATGTTCTTCGACGTCTTGGCGATCGTCATCTGCGCGAGCGCTGCCGCGTGGCTCGTGATCGCCCGACGCTGACCCGGGCCGCGGGCAGGGCTGACCGTCATCCGAGGGTTCCCGGTCTATTCTGGCAATAGCTGCTGGCCGAGGGCCGGGCGACGATCCACCACGTCGATCCCGGAGAGACCAGCCCTATGACGAAGATCATCACCCCCGACAAGGTTCGCGAAGTCGACGCGATGGCCCGGGCGCGCGACGGCCTGTACTACGGCTACGGCGAGGCGTTCACCCGGAACCCGAAGCAATCCACCGACTGCTCGGGCCTCGTCCTGCAGACCGGTGCGTGGTACTGGGGCCGTTCCGACTGGGTCGGAAACCGTTACGGCTCAACCGAATCGTTTCGCCTCGACTACGCGATCGTCTACGCACTGGGCTTCAAGCGGATGCCCCGTGGCGGACTCTCTGCCCTGCCGTTCAAGCCGATCATGCTTGTCGGGCTGCAGCACGGCGGCGGTGGAATCTACAGCCACACTGCGTGCACGCTGATGGGAATGGACCGCCCCGGCGGCGAGGTCAAGCAGTCCGCCCGCGGCGTCGACTGGGAGTCCCAGGGCAACGGCGTCTTCTACTACGAAGGCGCCCGCGCGTGGAACGACGGCCTGTTCCACGACTTCTGGTACCTCGACGCCAAGCTCGAGATCGCCCCACCGGTCAACGAGATCAACGCCGAGTACGACCGCGCGAAGGGCTGGATCGGCAAGCGCATCGACGTCAACGAGCAGCCGGCGCCTGACGGCGAGGGCAAGTTCATTCGCTGCGAGCGCGGACACATCTACTTCCACCCGAAGGTCAACACCGGCGCACCGGCCGGAATGCGCGCCATCGCGATCCCCGCCGACATCTTCGAAGTGTGGAAGGGCCAGGGCTTCGAGCGCGGCCCCCTCGGCTACCCCACGGTGCGCCACTACACCGACACCGGTGTCGGCACGATCCAGGCATTCCAAGGCGGCGCGATCTACCGCAAGTACGGCACTCCCGGCGGAGTCGTGGTCGGCGACATCGGCCGCCGCTACGCCGCACTCAAGGCCGAGAAGGGTCCATGGGGATACCCGCTCGGCAGCGAGAAGTTCCGCGACGGCGGTCAACGCGTCCAGACGTTCGAGCACTACGACGCCTACTGGCACCCCAGCAAGGTCATCGACTTCCTCCGTGATCCCGAAGCCCCCAACCAGTAACCACTCCCGAAGGAGAACGAACACCATGACTCTCGACCAGAGTTCACCGCGCACCAACCCCGCCGTCCTGTTCATCGAGGACCTCATCGAGCGGGCAGTGAAGACCTTCGCCCAGCTCCTCCTGCTGTTCCTCGTCGGCGGCGTCACCGTGATGACCGTGCCGTGGAGCACCGCCCTGCAGGCCGCCGCGATCGGCACCGCCGCAACCGTTCTGCTCGCCCTGCTCGACCGGTCGATCACGTCGACGAACCCGACCATCGAAGCGCTCATCCGCGCGGGCCGCACGTTCATCGCCGCGTTCGCCGGAGCGCTCCCGGTGGTGCAGGACGCCGCCAACGCGCCGACGTTCAGCAGCGTCCACTGGCTCGAGATCACCGCCTACGCAGGAACCGCCGCCGTGCTGTCGCTGCTGACGTCGTTCGCGTCGCTGCCCATCGGCCCGAAGGGCACACCGAGCCTTGTAGTCAACGGGTGACCGTGACATCGAGCGCCAACGCCTGGATGAACCCCGCCGCGCTGAGTGACATCGGCGTGGTGGGGGTCGTCGTCGGCATGGTGCTCGTGCTCGGTATCGCGTTCGCCCGCGGCTGGATCGTATGGGGATCGGAGATCTCGATCTACAAGACCGCCGCTGAGCGTGACGCCAAGACCATCGAGAAGCTGCTCGACACGAATGCGAAGAACGCCCAGACGATGGCCGAGTGGAATGTTGCTGGCCAGCTCATCGCGAGCCAATCACAGGCACTGCGAGACAGTCTGGAGTCCAACTGATGTGGGGGCGAAAGTGCAAGGGGGAGACTGCGCGAGATGTTGATGCGCGGTCGAAGGAGAACGCGCGATCGGCCGAAGAAGCCCGGTCCGAGAGCGCACGGCTCGCCGATACGGCGCGGCCGGTACAGCAGGCGCTTCGTGACCAGTTGGAACGCAACCACTGGGCCGAGCTGATCTTCGGAAGGCTGAACTAGTGGAGCTGATAGCCGACTGGGCCCTCGTGGTGCTCGCCGTGCTGACCACCGTCTACACCATCTGCTACGCGGTGTGGCAGTGGTTCTGGAAGGAGCGGGTGTCGCTCATCTACTTGGGCAAGTCGACGCTGATGTCGCTGGTGTTGTTACAGATCTCGGCGTCAGTGTGGGCGGGTACCGATTATCCGGGACGGGCGTTCATCCGGTTCTTCCTATACTCGGGTGGCGCGGTGATGATGTTCGCGCTGCTGGTGATGCTGCTCGTGTTGCAGTACCGGACCCGGCGGGATCGGTGGGCGGCTGGTGATTTCCGGCGGCCGTGGCAGGTGTGGCGGGAAGAGATCCGGGCGTGGTGGGTCGCGCGGAAGGCAGCACGTATCGATGGGTGACGTCCGTCGCCTGGTCACGGTCTGCGGGATCGGTGAGGTTCCCGGCCAAGACCTCCTCGGCCAATTGCGGCGTGCGCTACCGGAATTCGAGCACGTCCTCGTCGAGTGGTCGGCGAGCTACGGCTTCGTCAACCCGCGGCGTGATCCGTTCGGCCCCGCGTTCACCCGGTCGATGGCCGACGGCATCGCTCGGACACGGGCCGCGCTGGACGGCGGCTTGGCGGTCGCCGCAGGGTTTTCCGGCGGCGCGGCGGTTCTCGGGCACGTCGCACAGGCCGGCCACCCGAACCTCGTTGCCGCAGGCCTCGTCTCGGATCCGTTCCACCCGGACGGTGGGATCGCCGGCCACCGCCTGATCCCGACCACCGTGCCGGTGCGGTGGGAGACGAACCCCCGGGACGTGATCTGCGCGTGCCCCGACGACTCGCCGCTCGTCGAGTTCGCGAAGGTGTCGGCGGCGTTCTCGCTGGGCGACCCCGCCGGGTGGGGTCTCGACGTCCTCACGAAGCTGCGGGCCGGTCGCCTGCATGGAGCGTTCAGGTCCTGGAATGTGTTCGCCGAGCTCGCACGCTACAACCGGGCGATCACGGGCGCGGCAGGCTATCTGGGTGTCGACCCAGCGACGCTGCGTCGGGTGCCGTCGGAGCACACGGTCTACAACTGGAAGCGCCCGTACCGCGGCCGCACGTACCTCGAGGAACTCGCGGTGTGGCTTCGGGCGCAGGCTGAGCGGGAAGCCGCACGCTGACCTCCGAAACGTGGGTTACAGTTGGAACTGTTACACCACGACGGAGAGACGAGTAGATGAGCCTGCGTGCATACGGCTGGACGAACGACGGCAAGATCGTCGAGTCAGAAGCCGACGAGATCCGATCCTGGGCCCGACACGTCATCGACGGGGGAGCGATCCGGCCCCTCGTCGCCGAGTTGAACGAACGCGGCGTCGCGACCGTCACCGGGAAGTCCTGGGCCGCACCCACCATCACCCGCGCGCTCACCGCGCCCCGCATGGTCGGCCTCCGGGAACGCAACGGCGAACTCGAGGACGCACCCATCGAACCGATCCTCGACCGGGACACCTGGGACGAAGTCGTCGCGATCCTCACCGACCCGGCGCGGAAGAAGTTCGCCAGCCGGAAGAACCCGCCCACCCTGCTGGCCGGCATCCTCCAGTGTGGGAGGTGCGGCCGCAACCTCCACGCCACCGGGCCCTCGTACGCCTGCTCCGCCCGCTACGGCGGCTGCGGCGAGATCTCGACATCCCAGCGCCTCGCCGACACCGAGGTAACCGAACGCGTCCTCATCCGCATCACCGGCGACGAATGGCTCACCGCCCTGTCCGACGCCCGCCGCGAGTCCGCCGAGACCTTCGAGACCACCATCGCCGAAGCCGAGAACCGGATGGTCCACCTCGCCGAAGTGTTCGGAGAGGGTGGCAATCAGCAGGCGTTCGACGCCGGAGTCGCGAAGGCCCGCGAGGTCGCGGAGGAAGCGCGCGGACGGATCGCGCTACTCGACGCGACGGCCGCGCTCCCAGCCACGGTCACCGACGCCGAGGTCGTCGAGTGGTGGGCCGACGCGCCGATCGACACGCGACGTCAGGTCATCCGCGTGGTGGTCGATCACATCGACGTGCGCGCGAAGGCCGACGCCGAGCCCGGGGCCGGAGTCGGCGACCGCATGCACTTCCACTGGGCCTAGGGGCAGTAGTTCGTGGTCTTCGTCGACACGCCCTGCTCCGCGAGCGCACTTGCGATCGCGGGGTAGTCGGAGTGGTAGTCGGCGAACACGTAGGACGTCCCGTCCGTCAGGACCTGGAAACCAGGATCGATGTAGCCCTCGCTGCAGGCGCGTGCCCTGAGAGTTGCTGACTCTGACCAGTCCGACGAGAGCGAAAACGACACGCCGTTCAGCGTGCAGTCCTGCTCGCCGGCGCGACTCCCAGCGTTGCAGGTCGCGCCGGCAGTTGTGAGCGCGTCCTCCATCGACAGATCGGCTTCCGCGGTGGAGGTTCCAGCCGACGTCGAGATCTCGGCCGCCGTCGAGCTGGTGGCGGTCGTGGTCGCTGCGGTCGTCGACGTGGACGTCGTCGAGTCAGCGCCGTTCGGCGTCTCGGTACCGGAGCACCCGACGAGCGCGAGTGTCAGCGACGAGAGAACAGCAGCGGGCCACAGGAATCCACGAGTCAACTTCATGCCCGCGAATGTAGCCCACGCGATCAACAACCACGGGCGGATCGGACGCTAGGCGGCGGAGTTCATCGCTGCCCGCACCTCGTCTTCGTCCACCGCCGTGTACCGCTGAGTCGTGGCGAGCGACGCGTGCCCAAGGAGCACCTGGACCGCCCGGAGGTTCCGAGATCCACGGTAGGCGCGAGTAGCGAACCGGTGGCGCAACGTGTGCATCGTCCAGCCGCCCGGCAGCGCCTCCGCGCACAGCGTTCCGACCCACCGCGGCGACAGGTGACCACCGTCGTTGCCCGGGAAGAGGTAGCCGGTCCGCGGCGCGCCGGGGGTATGGCCCGCGGCGCCATCCTCGATTCGGAGCGCGAGTTCGTCGCTGATCGGAATGACTCGGATCTTCCCGCCCTTGCCGTGGACGCGGAGCATCGCACCACCGACGCCGTCCTCGACGTCGGTGGTCGACACGACGGCGACCTCGGCGCGTCGGAGCCCGAGTTCGCAGGACAGCCGCAGCATGAGCTGGATGCGCTTCTCGGGCGTCTTGAGGGCGACGTTCACGACTCGGTCCGGCGCGGGCCGGGGCGCCGGCACCGACGACTTCACGATGGGGAGATGCTGGGCGGGGTTCTCGGGGATGTGGCCGCAGCTGTGTGCCCAGGCGAAGAACGAGACCGCCGCGTTCCGATGTCCGCGTCTGGTCTCGAGCGCCCACGTCTGGGCGGCGTGGTAGTCGGTGATCGCGTCGCGGGTGACCTCGGCGGGTTCTCCTTCGAGCGCGCGGGCCATGCGTTCGATCTGCTGGCGGCGCGTGTTGATGGTCGTGTCCGGTTGGCCGGCGGCGCGCAGGTGTCGGAGGAATCCGGCGATGAGCGGCTGCCAAGAGGCGGGAACGAACTTAGCCTTACCCGTGTTACGCATGTTAGTCATGTGAACTATGTTGTTCACCACGTTGTTACCTGACGGGCGGGTTTTGTCCGTTTCGTAACCGGATCTCATGCGGCGGCAGGTTCCGCAACCGCGGGTTTGGAGTCCGGCCGTTCGGTACGCCCGGGAAGTGGGATGACCTGCGAGGACGTCCGGGTCGCGGCCACCGAGGCAACCTCTCGAACAGAAGGTTTGGGGTTCGAATCCCTACGGGCGCACCCATCATCGCCCTCCGGCCCTGGCTGGGGGGCGATGCCTGTTTCCAGCCACTTCACGTCGAAGCCGGTTGCCAGTGCCCATGCGTTGAGCACGACCTTGCGGGGAGCGTTCTTCCCCTTCTCTGCCGCCGACACGGTATTCCGTGAGACGCCCATGCGCTCGGCGAGCGACTGTTGCTCCAGTCCCGCTTCCTCCCGTGCGATCCGCAGCCGGTGTCGCAACGAAATTTCAGGGACCCGTCCTGATTCGTATGCAGTGGTCATGAGCCAAATAGTATGCGTGACCGCGCAAACTTGCAATACACCCGTTTAACCGGGTGATTGCGCGTGGTCGCGCAAGCGCCTAGATTCGTGCGTATGCACGATCACGCTACGAAAACCCTATCGGCGTCAGCCGCCTCCACCGAGTCCGGGATCCCGAAACGAACGATCCTCTACGCCATCCAAACGCGCAAGCTCCGCGCGGAGAAGCTGCCGGGCGCCGGGTACGTCATCCGACGCCGGGACTTCGAACGGTGGCGCGAGAGCCGCGAGCAGGTGGCGTCGTGAGCACTGAGGCAACGGCGCTCCTCGAGCGCGTGCGCGCCCGCCGTGCCGCCGAACCTGACCTTGTCCCGTCCGGGCCGCCGTCCGCGGCCCAAGCCCGACGCGCCGCCGGCCTTATGTGGCCCACCGCCACTGGGAACAAGGAAGCCGGACGGTGATCGCGGGGGTCACCACAACCCCGTGTATGCGAGCCGTCCGGCCTCTAGTCACGTCGGAGAGAACCAAAGTGACGCACTCACGATACCGCAGCCCGGCTGCGATGCGCGGCGCCGTGAACACGGCCACGCCCACCCCACATCCTTCTGTGCTCCGAGGAGCCTTCGAATGCCCCGATCTCGGATGTTCCTTGACGACTACCAGCGATCCCAGCTGCGCGCCGAGGAGCAGGAGGCCTATGACGCCTGGATCGACGACCTCGCCGAGCGCCGCGCCAACGACTTCGAACCGGTCGACAACTTCGACCCCACCCCATCCATCCACTGGTGAACGAGAGGGGAGTCCCGTGAACGGACCCCAGCACTACCGCGAAGCTGAACGGCTCATCAGCACGGCCCGACCCGACTCCCCTGATGCGCGCGACCCCGTGATCCTCGCAACCGCCCAGGTACACGCCACCCTTGCCCTCGCCGCGGCGACGGTGCTGTCCGGCGTCATCCGAAACACCGTGGCGGCGTCCCATCCGGTCAACGAGCTCGCCCACGACGACGAGACCGTCGACGCGGTCAACGCCTGGCACGAGACGGCGGCACGGTGACCGACGACCACTACCTCACCCGCGAGGACATCGACGACCACCTCGACTGGCGTGGAGACAGAAACCAGGGAGCGGATCATGAATGACCTACAGGTACCCGCCGCCGACGGCCTGTACGCCGACGTCACCGAGGCCGCCTACCACGGCGACCCCGGATCGCTGTCGTCGTCACAGGCGCGAACCATCCTGAAGCCCGGCGGCCCGGCGCTGCTGAAGTACGCACCCCGCAAGGAGAAGAAGGAGTGGGACTACGGCCACGTCGCCCACGAACTCATCCTCGGCAAGGGCCAGGGAATCGAGGTCGTCGACGCGCCGGACTGGCGCACCAAGGCGGCGAAGGAGAAGCGAGACCAGGCGTACGCCGATGGCAAGGTCCCGATCCTGCAGAAGGACTACCACCGGGCCGAGGGGCTGCGTGACGCCGTCCTGGCGCACCCTCTCGCCGCGATCCTCTTCGAGTCCGGGGAGCCCGAGCAGTCGCTCTACGCGCACGACCCCGAGACCGGCGTACGGCTGCGGTGCCGCCCCGACTGGCACACCCGCCGGACTACGTTCGTCGACCTCAAGACCACCAACGACGCCGCCCGGTTCGAGAAGTCGATCGCCGAGTACGGCTACCACCAGCAGGAGGCGTTCTACCGCGACGTCGCCGAGCTTCTCGGAATCCGCATCGACTCGTTCTTCTTCGTCGCTGTCGAGAAAGAGCCGCCGTACCTGACGGCAGTCGTCGAACTCACCGCCGCCGACGTCGACCTCGGGCGCCGACTCAACCGCGCCGCGATCGACCTCTACGCCCACTGCCACCAAACCGACACCTGGCCCGGGCTCCCCGATGAGGTCGGAACCATCTCCCTACCGCCCTGGGCGTACACCGACGCCGAGAAGGCAATTGACCGAGCCCGCAACATGATTGGAGTCCCAGCATGACCAGCAACGAACTCGCCCACCAGACCACCGCCCGACCCGCCGCGATCGATCCGAGCGACCGCGCCCTGGAACGAATCATGGCGCAGTCCAAGGCGATGCAGGCCGCACACCAGCTCGGCTCGGCGCTCGCCGCCACGTCGATGGTGCCGCAGGCATACCAGGGCAAGGCCGACGACGCGACCGCAGCAATCCTGTACGGCGCCGAGCTCGGACTGTCCGCCATCCAGTCCCTGCAGAACATATTTATCGTCCGTGGCAAGCCAGCCGTCTACTCGAGGACGATGGTCGCTCAGGTCATTGCCGCCGGCCACTTCGTCTACGAGATCGAAGCGACCCCCGAATCGGTGACCTGGAAGGGACGGCGCGGTGACACCGGCGTCGAGTTCACCTCCACCTGGACCATCGAGCGCGCCCGCAAGGCCGGGTTTACCTCGAACAAGATCTACGAGTCCATGCCCATCGAAATGCTCCGCGCGAAGGCGCAGGCCGAGGTGTGCCGCACGATGGCTCCGGACGTCCTCCTCGGCATCGCGCACAGCCGTGAAGAACTCGAGCTGGAGCAGCCTCGCTACGTCCGCAACGAGGCACAGGCATCGACCGGCGCAGCCGGGCTCCGCGAGCGGCTGGCCGCGCCGGTGTCGAAGCCCGCCGAGGACATCGCCCCAGCCGACCCTCCCGTCTCCGACGAGCCGCCGACCGCCGAACCCCCGGCCGAGGAGAAGAAGGCCGCCCAGAAGCTCATCACCGCAGCCCAGTTGAAGCGACTCCACGCGATGCTCGGCGAGGCCGGGCTCGGCAACGACCGCGCGGGAGCGCTGGCCTACATGAGCGACGTCGTGCAGCGCGAGCTGACCACGTCCAAGGACCTCACCAGCGAGGAGGTGCAGAAGGTCTTCGAGTCCCTCGAAAACGGCGGCCGGACAACAGATCAGTAACCCACGCACCACCCACCCACACGCTACGAAGGAGCACCACACCCCATGTCGAAGGTCACCAACATGAACGGCGACGGCGGATCACCCTCCGGTATGTTCTTCCACCGCTTCTCCGGAGGCGGACCCGACCAGTTCGAGTTCCCCGGCAACGACCCCCGCGCCTACCTCGGCGACACGTTCTCGATGACCGTGCGCGCCGAACTGGTCAAGGTCATCACCGACGAGATCGCCGACGGGCAACGCCAGATCCTCGCGTTCCGCGTCGTCGACTCCGCCCCGGTGAAACTCGTCGCTCGAGCAGACGGCCATGACCCCGCGCAGACGAGCATCGACGACATCGACGATGCGCCGCCGCCGGACGACAACCTCGACTCCGACATCACCGAGCCGGCCGAGAAACCCAACGACAACCCGGAGCAGATCTTCTCCGCCGCCAACACCTGATGGGCGGCCGCCGCCACCAGTGGGCGGCGGTCCGCGACGCCGAGGAGCTGGCCCACACAGCGCGCACCTTCCACGCCCGCTGGGACCAGCTCCTCGCCGCCGGATACACCGACCACCAGATCCGAAACATGACCCTCCCGAAGGACTACCCGCCCGTGAAGGCCGCCGACATCCCCTACCCGCGCAACCCGCACCAGGCCCAGGGCCAAGCGATGCGCGACGTCGACACCATCGTCTGCGACGTACGCGACCTCGACCCAGCCGACGTGTGGCGCGAAATATCCCGCTGGACCCCCACCCGCCTCGCGACCGCGTTTATCGCCGCGTGCGCCGCCCTCGACCGCGACGTATCCCTCGAGGACGCACTGGACTGGGTCCGCGACCTCGACCCCACAGTCGCCACACCTATCACCACACGGAGAGAAGCATGACCCTGACCCTCACCGACCTGTTCTGCGGCGCCGGCGGATCGTCGACGGGCGCCATCGACATCCCGGGCGTCACCGTCCGGATCGCCTCGAACCACTGGGACCTCGCTGTCGAGACCCACAACTCGAATCACCCCGACGCTGACCACCTGTGCGCGGACCTCTCGCAGATCGATCCCCGGTACTTCCCGACAACCGACATCCTGTGGGCCTCACCCGAGTGCACCAACCACTCGGTAGCGAAGGGCCGCAAACGGGTTGGCGCGCAACCAGACCTGTTCGGCGAGATCCTGCCCGACGCTGCATCGGAGCGGTCCCGAGCGACGATGTGGGACGTCCCGCGGTTCGCCGAGGTCCACCATTACCGCGCCGTGATCGTCGAGAACGTCGTCGACGCCTGGCATTGGGTTCCGTTCCGCGCCTGGCTCATGGCTATGGACTGCCTCGGCTACGACCACCACATCGTCATGCTCAACTCGATGCACGCCCAGACGTTCGGCCCCGGGGCGCCGCAGTCCCGCGACCGCATGTACGTCGTGTTCTGGCACAAAGGGAACCCGCGCCCGGACCTCGGCCGCGTCGTCCGCCCGAACGCGATCTGCGCGGAGTGCGGCCCGGTCGCCGCGATGCAGTCGTTCAAGAAGACCGGCAGCTCGTGGGGCCGGTACCGCGCACAGTACGTCTACCGCTGCCCGAACGTGCGGTGCCGCAACGCGATCATCGAACCGCTCTACCGGCCAGCCGCCGACATCATCGACTGGACCCTCGAGGGCCAGCGCATCGGAGACCGCGCGAAGCCGCTCGCCGCGAAGACCATGGCGCGCATCCAGGCTGGGATCGATCGGTACTGGTCGCCGCTACTGGTCCCGGTCGAGGGCAGAGAGGGCAAGCAGGCCCAGCCGGTCAGCGCGCCGTCGCGCACCATGACGACCCGCAACGAGACCGGCCTGCTCGTGCCGTGCGGCGGGACGTGGCGGGAGAACGCGGCGCCGACCGACGAGCCGATCTCGACACGCACCACCCGCGAGACCGACGGCCTCGCGTTCATGGCCGAGCTGCGCGGCGGAGGGTCGAAGCACCGGCCCGTCTCGGATCCGCTCTCCACAGTCACCGCGTCGGGCAACCATCACGGTCTCGTGTCGGTCATGCGGGGCCAGTCGAAGAACCATCCGACCGACATGCCGCTGTCGACGGTCTCGGCAGGTGGCATCCACCACGCACTCCTCATGCGCAACAACAGCTCCAAGGGGTCGGGCGCCGAGCACTCGACCCCGGTCACCGAACCGGCCCGGACCATCACGACGAGCGGACATCAGTCGCTCCTCGATGCCGATCGCCCGACCGTCGACATCGACGACGTCCGGTTCCGGATGCTCGAGCCCCGCGAGATCATCGCCGCGATGGACTTCCCGACGGAGTACGTCGTCCTCGGGAACCGGCGCGAGCAGGTCCGCATGGCAGGCAACGCCGTCACACCGCCCGCCGCACGCGACCTCGTCGGAGTCGTCGCCGAGAGCCTTGGGGTTGGGTGATGACCGCCGTCGAGAAGTGGCCGAAGGACCTCACCGGCCGGACCCCACGCTTCGACCCCAACGCCATCACCGACCCCCTCGTCCGCGAAGAATGGCGCCACCTCGCCGACTACGGCTGGGACGACCACCGCATCGCCCGCCGCCTCGGACTCGCCACCACCACGCTCACGAAGATGGCCGAACGCCACCGACAGCGGTCTACCGTCGACAGCGACACCAGGACGCAGATAACCGCAACCACACAGGAGCCCCCGCAGTGACCACAGGACGCCAGTACGCGAAGGTGTGGTTCCGCCTCATGCGCGACCGCGACTTCACCACCATGCCCCAGTTCGACAAGATGCTGTACCTCGCGATCCTCGCCAGCGACAGCCTCAACGCCGCAGGCGTCACACCGCTCTACTACCGCCGCTGGGCCCTCGCATGCGCCGACGACGGAACCATCCCCACGGACCGCGACGTGAAGGCCGGACTCACCCGCCTCGAGGCCAACGCCTACGTCTACACCGACGAATACACCGGCGAGCTCCTCGTCCGAACCTTCATCCGCGGCGACCAGGTCGACAAGCAGCCCAACGTCCTCAAGAGCGCCCTCCGCGCCATCACCGCCATCCAGTCCGACAAGCTCTCCGCCGTGCTCCTCGGCGAGTTCGACCGCGGCATCACCATCCCCCAGATCAAAGCCAAGACCGCCGAATCGACCCGCCGCATGCAGGACCAGATGGACGCCATGGCCACCGAAGCGATCGAGCACCTGAAAGCCACCGCCGAAGGGATCACGGAACCCTACCAGCAACCCTTCCCCGAAGAGTTCCCCGAAGGCTTGTCAGAACCCTTCGCGAAAGCCTTAACCGAAGGGTTCCAGCGACCTGGGAAAACAGAACCCTTCCCGGAACCCTTCCCGGAAGGGATGCCGAAACCCCCGGTTGAGGTTGTGGTTGGGGTTGAGGTTGAAACCTCACCTACCGAGGTGGTTACGGGGGGTAACACGCGCGAGCGCGAAGCGACACCACCCGAACCCGCCCAGCCCAGCAACGAACCCCCCACACCCCAACCCGAACGACGCCAACGCCCACCCCGGTCACTGCCCGCCGGGCCCGACGGCGAACCACCCCAACGCTGCCCCCGACACCTCGGCGTCCCCGACGGTGAAGTCCCCGACTGCGGACCCTGCGCCGAACTCCGCAAGGCCCACAACCGCTGGACCACCCGCCGCGCCCACGCCCGAGCCGAAGCCACCGCCACCGCCAACCGCACCCGCGCCGAACTCACCCGCGCCGAAATCGACGCCTGCGACCTCTGCGACGACCACGGCTACGAACTCACCACCGGCGACGGCCCCAGCGGCGTCTGCCGCCACAACCCCAACCAGGCCGCCGTCAACGCCCGAGGCCGCGAACGCCTCGACGCCGTCCGAGCCCAGATGGCCGCAGCGAAAGCCGCCAAGACCACACCCGAACCCGACACCGACACCCAGCCCGAACCCGACCAGGACCCCGAACCATGACCGGCCTCACCGACGACCAACGCGCCGCAGCACGCGAACGCCGCCGAGCCATCCACGCCTGCCGCCACTGCGACCCATCCGGATGGGTCATCGACCACGACGGCCGAGCACGCCGCTGCCCCCACCCAGACACCCCAACCACCCAGGACACACCTCAACTGGACCCCACAGAACCACGCCACGAGCCGCCCTCCCGCCGCCCAGATCAAACCTGAGCCCCAAACACCCACCCCCCAGCACCCCAGTAACCCCCAAACCCGCACAGACGCTCTCAGCCCCCAAAACACACCACACCCGGAGAGAACATGACAACGGTCATTGGATTAGATCTATCGCTCACCAGCACGGGCATCGCCACCATCGCCTACGACCCCACCGACGGACGCCACACCACCGAACTCCAGACCATCACCAGCACCCCACGCGGAACCCGCACCCTCGCCGACCGAGCCGAACGCCTCCGCCGACTCCGCAGCGCCATCGTCGGAGCGTGCCGCGGCGCCGACCTCGTCTGCGTCGAGAGCCCAGCCTTCGCAGCGCGCGGCATGAACACCCACGACCTCAACGGCAACTGGTGGCTCGTCGTCGCCGGCCTCCACCACCTCGAGATCCCCGTCGCCGAGGTGCCCGTCGCGACCGTGAAGAAGTTCGCCACCGACTCCGGCGGAGCGAAGAAGGCCGATGTGGCGGCCGCGATCACGCGCATGTGGCCCGACGCCCACCCGCACGGCGATGACCAGTTCGACGCCCTCGCCCTGGCGTCGATCGCGCTCGTGTTGTCGGTGCCGCGGGTCACGGCCGACACGGTCGGGATGCCGTTTCGTGTGCTGGAACGCCACCGTCAGGCGATCGCCAAGGTACTGTTACCGGAGTCACCACGTAGGACACAGTTGGAGAGAAACCTGTGAATATGATTCCGCCGATTCTCGATCGGTCCATCCTCGACACCACCGCCGAGTACCCCGTGGTCTTCTCCGCGGTGTTCCAAGACGTCGAGTCGGGTGCGCCTGAGTTGCGTGTCGCTCGTGTCGATCTCGAAGACCCCGAGCAGGGTGAGGGTGGGGCGCCGGTTGCGCGGCCGTCCCGTATCGGGTGCACGACGTTCACACTCACCCGCGTCGCGGACGACCCGGAGCAGCTGACGGTCACCGCGCACGCCGGCCGCGGTCTGGGGTTTTCCATCCTGGGGCTCGCCCACACCAAGACGATCCCGTCGTGGCCGATCACGCTGGGCGAGATCCCGCCTGACGCTGGGGGTGGGGTGTGGGCGATGATCGCCTGCCCCCGCGACGTCACCCTCGCGTTCATCGACGGCCCGGGCGGTGCCCAGTGAGCGCGCCGGGTGTGGTGTCCGCGCTCATCGGCACCGCCGCGGAGAACAAGATCCGGGACCTCGAGCTGCGCCTCAACGCCGTCCGACAGCAGCGCGACGAAGCCACGCAACAACTCCTCGACGAACGCGCCACCGTCGCCGTCCTCCGCCGGAAGCTCGACCAGCGCGCTGACGGGATCGGCTACTGCGAGAGCACGTTCACCGCCCCCGACGGCTCGGTGTTCGTGTGCGCCCTGGACGCCGGCCACCGCGCGAACCTGCACCGCGATGCGTCCCTCCACTACGCCTGGGACGACAACGCCAAGCCGCCAGTCGAGCCGAACGACCCCGACGCATGCGGCGCCGAGACCGACTACGGCCCGTGCGTACGGCTCGAAGGCCACGACGGACTGCACTCCGTCTGGAAGCCGCGGCAGCCGTGACCCGCGGCATGTTCACCCTCACCGACCGCGACGGCGTCCTCGAACCCGAAGACCTCGGCACCCTCCACAAAGCCCTCTGCCGCGCAGCCGAACCCATCTGGGCCGACCGCCCCTGGCTGATCGTCGACCCCGCCGGCCGACCCGCAGCCAGCCCCACACGCAAGGAGACACCAGCATGAGCGACACCGACACCACCCCAACCGTTCCCACCTGCGGCATGTGCCAACGCGAACGCACCCTGGCCGACGCCTACGACTACAACCCCCTGCAGGTCATCACCGGCCAACCCGTCGGCTGGTACTCCGGCGACGACGGCGAGGTCTGCCCGCAGTGCATGACCAAGACCTTGAACGGACAGATCTGATGACCGAACCCGCCAACGACTTCCTCGACATGGCCCGAGAGCAGATCCTCGAGCAACACCCCGACATGCAACTCGCCAGGCCCGGCTTCGCTGTCGTCCTGTACCCCGGACCCCAATGCGGGTGCGGCTGCGGTGGTCTCGCGGTCGAGGCCGCCGTCGCAGCGCACCCAGAAGCGTTCCCCGACATGGCCGACGCCGTCCACGCACTCCGCGCGATCGCCGACAACCTTCAGCAGCAGATCGGCGAGGCGAACTACCAGATGTCCGAGATCCGACGGAGGCACCACCAATGAGCGACACCGCCGACGACCAGCACCAGACCTACGACGACAACGCCTGGACCCGCGTACGCGGCGCCATCGCCGGCCTCGCCCAAACCGCCCACCCCGACGTCGTCCCCACCAGCACGGTGAAAGACGCCAACACCCTCGCCTTCTGGGCCGCGAGTTACCGCCGAGTGGTCGGCCCGGGGGACGAGCAACGCCGCCTCGTCACCGAGGACATCGTCAATTACGAGCGGCTGACTCACACGCTGCAGCAACTCGCCCACGACGGCGCTGACGAGGCCCTGCGTGCCCAGTACGCCCACCGCTACGAGATCACCAAGGAGGCGCGGAAACTCCTGCGCTGGCTCGGCCAGACCGCCCGCGGATGCGCAGCACGGAATGCCCCCACGGACAGCGACCCTGACCTCGACCGCGGTCTGGTCCTCGCCAGGTACCTCGTCGAATACGGCTGGACCCCACCGGCGCCCGAGTTCACGACCGAGATTCCGGAGGACTGACCGATGGCCGAACCCACCAGCTACGACGAGGCCGTCGCGTCCCTGTTCCACGCCGGACCCGGCGGCCTGTGCGACGACTGCGGACACTTCGCCCACCGCCACCACGACGGCAACCCATCCCTCGGCGTCGCCCGCGGATGCGCGTTCCCGCGTCCCGTCGGCGAGGAGTGCACCTGCGCAGGCATGTCCTGGCAAGGCCACCGCGTCAGCATCCGCGACGTCCTGAAGGCGGTGTAGCCGTGGCCAACACCGTCTGCGTCGACTGCGGAAGGACCTACCCCGTAGACGGCCACACCGTGCGGTGCCCCCGCTACCTCGAGGTCACGCCGTTGGAGAACCAGATCACGATGGCGATCCAAGCGCACGCCTTCGTGCCGCTGCACGACCGCTACCGCATCGCCCGCCAACTCATCGCCGACGGATGGCGCCCCTCATGATCAACCCGCTCTGGTCCATCGCGCTCACCGTCCTCGGCGCATTCGGCCTGTTCCTCGTGTTCCGGTTCCCGAACCACTGGATCGGCCCCACCTGGTCGATCGTGCTGCAGGTCGTGTGGTTCACCTACGGCGCCGCGACCGGGCAGTGGGGGTTCATTGCGTCCGCGTTCATGTACGCGGGGGCGAACGCCTACGGGCTGCACGCGCGACGCAAAGCGCGACGGGCGCAGGAGGTCCCGCGATGAGCGACCCGCGACCGATGAAAGTGCCGCTCGCCTGGACGCAGACGAAGACGTACGTCCGGAAGGTCGACGGCCGCTGGTGGGTGGCCTACGCCCCCTTCGTCGACACCACCTACGCCATGGGCCAGGTCGCTGGGATCGTCGACCAGCGCTGGTGGGTCTGGTGGAGGTTTGACCACCACGCCGACGCCCTCGAGTTCGCAGTCGGTCTCCAGAGGAGCGCACCGTGAGCCGGGTTCGGCCCGGCGCGTGCGGTGACCCCGGCCCGTACGCGACGCACTGCACCCTCGACCCCGGCCACCAATGGAGCTGCTACGACGGCAGCGAGGACGTCTCCTTCAACCACCGCCACGACTTCCGTCACGACTGCGACGACCCCGAATGCGACCGCCAACACTTCACCAACGAGGGCGACTGATGGTCCCCACGCAGGTGCCCGTCCTGCCCCGCCCGCACGACTGGCCACACACCCGAGGCGCACCCTGGCTCCGCGTCCGCCACGACGGCCTCATCGAACTGTGCGACGTCACACCAGAGTTCGCCATCTCGCCCGCCGTGATCGGCGAGCTGCAGGAGACCGGCAACCTCACGATCTCCGACGACCACCTCACCTACCGCTTCGCGATGGCCAACGGCGACTGGACCTACCGCGTCGTCGGCATCGTCGCCGGCACCCGCGACCTCGTGCTCCGCATGCCCGACTAACTACCCCCGAGAGGACCAGCCACGATGACCCACCCCGGCCCCCGCAACCACACCGAGAAGCCATCGACACCACCCACCGGGCCGTCAGGCGTCTCACACCAGCCAGCCGACAGCTCGCCGACCACCCCGATCAACCTCACGGACGAGGTCGTCCGCATGACGGCGATGGTTGAGCAGAACCTGCGCGTCCTGCTCGACACGTTCGGCATCCCCTACACCGAATGGCCAGCGAAGACGTGTCGAGCGGCCCTGCACCGCGTCGGTGCTGGTGACCCACCCGGCGGCGTCCCGTGCAGCCTCCCCCTCGGGCACGACGGCAAACACGTCACCGAATCCGGGCGGGCCTGGGCGGACCCAACCGACCAACAGATCCGGTATGTCGTCGACGTCGTCGCTGACGTGCGCGCGAACGGCGGCACTGTCGTGATCGACGGTGTCACGATCAGCCGGAGCCCCGACGAACATCCCGGCAATGGCGTGATCTGCGGCACCGAGCACGTCGACCCCGTCACCGAGATCGGGCACATGTGCACTCTCGCACCCGATCACGTCGGCGACCACCGGCATTACAGCGGCGCCTCATGGCCGGGCGAACGAGTGTGTGGCGACGTGTACGGCGACTCGACGAACTTCGAGGGTGTCCCGTACCGGTGCAGCAAGTTCGCCGGGCACACCGGCACTCACTCCGACGGCCGGTTCGGCATCGAGTGGGTGTCACAGTGATCCGCCGGGCCCGCGGCCGCCACCGCACCGGCACACCGGTCTCCGAGCTCCGCGACTACCTCGACCACATCGCCAACGAACTCGGCTTCGAGCTACCCCGCCCGGTCGACACCCACCCCGTGCGCGGCCGCCACCGCCTCGCCGCCGGCGGAACCCCGGTGTCGAGGGTCGGCGGATACGTCCCGACCGGCAACGGAATCGACCTGCCCGACGGGGTGAACCGGAGCGTCACCGAATGGCTCGCGCGGCTCGACGACCGCATCCTCCCGGACGGCCCCGTCGGTGTGTTCATGAACGGTCGCGTCCACATCGCCCCAGCCACATTCGACCCGCCGGCCGACAGCCCCTTCGCCCGCATGTGCCGGCAGCTCGACGACATGCAACCCACCATCCGCCAACTCACACAGAAAGCCTGACCCGCATGCTCTGGCGCGCACTCGCCCTGAGGCTCACACCGAACCTGAAACTCCGCCGCACCTCGAGGCCCTCATGGAACGTCCTGCTCGAATGGAAACGCCCACACAGCACCCGACGCCTCGGCGCCTACCGCTGGGGCAGCCCACACGGCACCATGCCCCCGCCCGGTTTCTCCTGGAAACCGTGGCCGCACCTTCACCGCAGCCGCAGCCTCGAGATCAACCACGCCGAACTGTACTGGCCTGGTGTCGGCGGCGTCTCGGTGTCCGCCTGCCACCACACCAGCCTGTTGTTCGACCACCGCGGCGGCGAAGTGCCGCTGCGGGACAGCTGGCTCGCACAGACCCACCCGCAGGACAAGACCACCGAAAGGACCTTCTGATGACCCAGCAGCCCACCGTCGGCCGCATCGTCCACTACCAGTCGTACGGCACCCCGGGCGGCGAGTACCTACCCGAACCACGCGCCGCGATCATCACCGAAGTCGAGCACGTCGTCGACGGCGAAAAGCTCTCCGAGATGTACCCGACCGCGGTCGCCATGGACAACGCCGTCCAGTGGTTCGACGACGGGCCGCGGCGCATCGACGGCGGGGAGATCCCGATGACCTGGCAGGTGTCGCTGGCGGTCCTCAACCCGACCGGCATGTTCTTCAACCAGGCGGTCCCGTTCGCCGAGAAACCCACACCGGGGCACTGGAACTGGCCGCCACGCACCGACACGATCACCGTCCACACCACTGACCCCGCGGCGTCCCGAGCCGCCATCGAAGACCAGCACCGCCGCAAGATGGGGAGGCCCCAGCGATGACCACACCGAAGCGCTACCGGAAGAAGCCCGTCGAGATCGAAGCCATGCAGTGGGACGGCACCGCGGCTGGAGCCACCCCGATCATCAACTGGGTCCTCGAGAACGATGGCAACGCCGTACTCCAATGCGCCGACCCCGTTCGATGCGAGGAGAACGCTGGGGACTGCCCCCACTGGCTGACGATCCGCACCCTCGAAGGCGACATGCGGACCCCCTGGGGTGGCTGGGTGATCCGCGGCGTGAAGGGCGAGTTCTACCCGTGCAAGCCCGACATCTTCGCCGAGACCTACGACGACCCCGAGGACGACGACCCGCTACTCGCGGTCCGCCGCGCCGAACAGCGTCTCGTCGAAGCTCGCCAGAACCTCGCGCGCGTCAACCAGGAGAACGACCAGTGAACTGGAACGAAGCCATCGAGACGGGGCTGATCGCAATCACGATCGCCTGCGTATTCGCGACGTTCGTCCTGTTGTTCGCTGCCATCGACGCCACCCGCACCACGGCTCGACGTTGCATCATCGCGGCGACGTGCACGACTGTCCTGGCGGTCGTCGCAGCAGCGCTCGCCGCCGGCCTGGCCACCCCGTAGCCGATGCGTTGTCCGGGCAGCGGCGGGTGGCACGTCGGCGCGGCACCCCTCCGCGACCGCGACCGACTCCCACGCGGCTACTGCCCCGAATGCGGCCGCTCCCACGCACTCACACACCAAGGCCGCATCTGGACCCACCGCGCCCCAGGACCCACCATCACCGGAAGGACCACCCCGTGACCGTCAACCACGTCGGAACGAAAACCCTCCCCGTCACCGACCTCCACCCACACCCCGACAACCCCAACCGCGGCAACGTCGACGCCATCCGCGAATCCCTCGACCAGTTCGGCCAATACCGGGCCGTCGTCGCCCTCACCGACGGCACACTCCTCGCCGGGCATCACGTCTGGCAGGCCGCCAAGGCCCGCGGCCAGGAAACCATCCGCGTCGAAGTCATCGACACCGACCCGCAGACCGCGAAACGCATCCTGTTGGCCGACAACCGGATCGCCGAACTCGGCGAAGGCATCGACCCCGAGAAGCTGTACGCCCTGCTGTCCGACGACCTCGACATGACCGGCACCGGCTACGACGCCGACTACCTCGCCGACCTCGAAGCGCTCCTCAACCCCGACGAGCTCGTCGGGGACCCCGACACCGCCCCGCCGGTACCCCGCGCCCCCGGGCGTGCGAAGACCGGGCAGGCGTGGCAGCTCGGCCCACACCGCCTGTGGATCGGCGACTCCACCGACACCGAGGCGGTGTTGCGTTGGCTGGCCGGGGACCGCGCCGACTGCGTGTGGACTGACCCGCCGTACGGCGTCGACTACGTCGGGAAGACGAAGGAGTCGTTGACGATCGAGAACGACGGCGCGAAGGACCTCCCCGCGCTGCTGGCCGGCGCCTACCGCACCATCCTCAACGCCGCCCGCCCCGGCGCCCCCGTGTACGTCGCCTGCCCACCCGGCCCCGAGTTCGCGCACTTCTGCAACGGCATGCTCGCGTCCGGGATCCAGTGGCGGCAAACCCTCGCCTGGGTGAAGAACACGATCGTCCTGGGCCGCAGCGACTACCACTACCGGCACGAATCGATCCTGTACGGGTTCGTGCCCGGTCAGAAGGGCTCAGGACGTCTGGGGCGTGGTGGTGACCGCTGGTTCGGCGACAACAGCCAGGCGACGACCCTGTTCTACGACAAGCCGCCGGCCAACAAGGACCATCCCACGATGAAGCCGGTCGACCTGATCGGGCACATGCTCGGCAACTCGTGCCCGCCCGGTGGTGTGGTGTTCGACCCGTTCGGCGGGTCGGGGTCGACGATGGCGGCCGCGCACGTGACCGGACGGCGGGCAGCGCTGGTGGAGCTGGACCCGAAGTACGGCGAGGTCATCCTCGAACGCTACGAGGCGATGACCGGGGACACCGCGCAGCTCGTCGACGACCTCTGATCGGCGGGGCGCTCACGCGCAGGAGGTAACTTGCTCCGCATGACAGCAAACAAAGTCAGGACCAGTGACCTCGGCATCGACAACATCGGCGACTACATCGCCATCGGTGGGGTGGCCGACGGCCGCCGAACCCTGCTGGTGGGGCTCCTCGAGGCAGTGTCCCACGGGCCTACCGAGAACAGCGGCGTCGCAACATTCCTCGATGTTCGCCTGAATGGTGTGAGCGACGTGTTCCGCGGCATCTACCGCCACGATGAACTGTGGATCGGTGACGACCTCATCGAGGTCAACCGCGCCGTGCTCGACGATCTCGAGTCACGCAACGCCGCCCGCTCGTAGTTCCCGCGCCGCCCGCACCGCCGCAGCGCGGGCATGCAACCCCGACCGACCCCGGCCCTGACGACGCTCGATCACCGCGTCGTCAGGGCCGCACAACTCTGCCAGCCACACCCCGCCGGTCACCGACAGCGACAGATACTGGCCGGCGTCGAGATCGACGATCATCCACGACCCCAGACGGCCGTGCACCCACACCGCAGGCGGGATCACCACCGCGGTCACGAAACCACCGTGCGGCGTTTCCGCCCCCGCACTATGTCGGACACATGCCCCTGCGAGACCCCGAACTCGGCCGCGATTGACCGCTGAGACCGGCCAGACGCCGCGGCCGCGCGGATCGCAATGACCTGGTCAGCGCGCAGCTTCGTCGCACCGTTCCGAAGACCGGTCGCCGCCAGTCCGTTGGCGACAGCGTGAGCCTTGTTCTGTGCGCTCGTGCAGCCCTGCAGGTTCGTCGTCGCGTTGTTCGCCTTCACACCGTCGAGGTGGTTGATCTCCACTCCCGCAGATCGAACGCCCACGAAGGCCTCGTAGACCAGGGTGTGCACGGTTCGCCTCGTCGAGACGCCGTCCTGCCACAGGGTGACGCAGAGGTACCCGTTCGGCTGCTTCTGCGGCCTCAGCACCCGCCCGGCCCGCACCCCTCGGCCTCCGGTGACCCGACGAACCCGCCCGAGGTTGCTCACCTCGTAGTTGGCGAACCCGACCGCAGACCGCCACAACTCATCACTCATGGTCACCTTCCGTCCGCTTCGTGCGGCGCGTCATCCACGCCTCGATGTCCGCGCGCGCCCAGATCGGGTACCGGCCCGACACTGTTCGCAGCGGCGCCGGTAGGTCGGTGTGGCGGGGTGTGCCGGCCTCGCGGTTCCAGCGGGACCGCGAGTACATGACCCGCGCGGACTGGATCGTCCAGCCGGCGGCCGCGGCGACCTCCGGGAGGTCCATGACGTCCGCCGCCTTCACGGCGGTCACGACATCGCCCGCAGGAGTTGGGAACACATCTCGGCGGCCTGTTCGAGCGTGTACTCGATCGTCGCGATGAGCTCCCGGTTCCCGTCGCCGGGCGCGGTGATCACCCGCGCGCGCACGACGTCCGCGCGGGGCCGGTCCCACACGATCCCCGTCGGCACCTGCTCGTCGACGCGAGTCGTTGACTCTGGAACGTTCATGGTCAGTACCACCCAATCGTGTAGCCGTGGGGCACATCTCGACGCTTCTGGCAGTTCTCGCACTGCAGGAACTCGCCTGTCCCCGTGTCGGACATCCGGCTGCTCTGCGCGACAATGACCTTGCGGTCTTCGTCGATCGTCGTCGACCAGAAGCGCCCGTACCCGTCCTCGACCAGCTGCCAGCTGAGGTCGAATGCGACCTCGGCCATCACGTCCCTCGATTCTCGACGCGGCTGTCGAACACCGAGGGCTGTATCCGCTCGACGTCCCCGCGGCGGATGCGGAGAGCCCAACGGCCATCAGCGAACTCCACCCACTCACCGAACCGGATGGACGCGCGGTGTTGATTCTCGACCTCGATGAACCTGCCTGACTCCGGTCCCGGCGGCCCGTCGAACATGACGTCGACGTACGTGCCGACCTCCTCCTGGACGGCGATGAGCTCGGTCGGCTGGTTGCCTTCGCGGATCGCGTCGGCGACGTCGAGCAACGCGTGCACGATGCCGAGGTTCTGCTCGAAGGCGAGGGCGGTTGCGTCATTGCGGTGGTTGGTCATTGCGGTCTCCGTTGTTCGTGGTCGTCGCTGTGGTTCACCACTCGACTGCCCGTCCCCACCGCATGCTGTGCAGCGCATTGCGGTACGTGTAGTCGAGGGCGTCGTCGAGCTGTTCCTTCGTCGCACCGTCGGCGACTGCTGCCACCCACACGGTCTGCAGCTCCGTCGGGGCGGTGCCCTGCTCCAACAACTCCCGCGCCCGATCGGGAGTCGCCACCTGGGCGGACAGCCACGCAACCGTGGCCGTCCTGCCCAACTGGTCGAGCACCGAAATGCGGGACGTCAGCGTGCTCACTCCGCCTCCGGCGCGGGCTCTTCGGTCTCGGTCGGCTCCTCGGTATCCGGCTCCTCCTCGTCCGGCGTCCACGTCGGGGCCTCGTAGGAGTAGTCAGGTCCCGTGCGGGGGAGGTCGCCCATGTTCACCGGGTCAGTGTTGGCGCCACCGCCGATCGACGAGCCGTCCGTCGACACGATCGGCGGCGGACACGGCGCCGTCCCACCGTTGCCGAGCTGGATGACGCACGGCGCCGGAACCTGGGCCGGTGCCGGGGTGGGGTTGGCCATGGCGACGGCGACCGGGGCGGCCAGGATGGCGAGCGCGGCCAGGGCGGTGCTCAGTTTGCGAATCATGCTGTTCTCCTTGGATGTTGGTGGTCTGGGTTGACCGTCCACACCCCCGGCACAACTCCGGGGGCGGGGCGCACGACCCAGCGTCACCACAGATCGCCGTGCTGGTTCCAGCGCTGGTTCTGTTCGTCGGCACGGTCGGCGAGGTCACGCTCGCGCTGTTCCTGCACCTGCCGGTACTGGCGGCGTCCGGCCGGCACGGCGACCGCCAACACCACCACCGTCGCGAGGACGAACGACACCACCGCGACGGCGGGGTCGACGTCGGCGAGCACCGCGGACAGTAGGGCGAACACGCCGACCCCCAGGGCGGCGAGCGCGGCGGTCGGGTTGGAACGGGCGGCGTCACGTAGTTCTCGAATCATGGTGGCGAGCATCATGATTCGGCCCGGACGTCCGCGACGGTCAGATGGGCGCGGACGGTGACCACCGCGGCCTCCTGCGCCTCCTCGCGGCTATCGAACGTCGACGACCACCGGAACGCCGCGATGGGCGCGTACAGGGTGGTGCGCACGGTGGCGACCCACCACAGGACTGCCCCACCGGACTCCTCGACGGCCAGGACGGTGACGGCGAAGTACTCGGCGATGAGGGTCGTTGCACCCCAGGGGGTGGTGTACCACTCGACCTCGGAGGCGCACCACGGGGCGTGCGCGGGACGCGTGGTCCCGCAGTCGCACGCCGCCGTGTCCTGCGCCACGAGGGCCGTCACCGGCCCGCCTGGTCGATCAGGCGGTCGGCGCGGTCTTCCCTCGCCCACAGCTCATCCCGCAACTGGTCGCGGGCGGCGCTGTCGGGCATGGCTTCCCAGTCTTCCCAGCCCTTCGCGATCTCGGCCTCGAGGTCGGTCAATTCGCTGGGCGGGTTCAGTAGCTGCTTCATGGTTGGCTCTCTCGGTCGGTGTTGTGGTGACGTGAACAAAGTAGCTCGAACATAGGTAACAGTTCAAGAGAAACCTGGCACAATCACCCATACTGAACAGACATCACCACGCAGGAGGGACAACC